ATGGCTGATACCTCCATCGAATGGACCCAGAAGGTCTGGAACCCGATCGTCGGCTGCTCGATCCATTCGCCCGGCTGCAAGCGCTGTTACGCAATGCGGATGGCCTGGCGGCTGCAGGCGATGGCGTCGAAGCCCGACGGCAGCGGAAACCCCGCGCTGAACCACTACGAGGGCACCGTCGAGCAGTCGCGCGCCGGGCCGGTGTGGACGGGCAAGATCAACGTCGCCCCAGATGACGTGCTGACCGCGCCGCTGCGTCGGAAGAAGCCGACGACCTACTTCGTGAACAGCATGTCGGACCTGTTCCATGCCGACGTACCTGACGAGGTGATCGATCGCGTGTTCGCCGCCATGGCGCTGTGTCCGCAGCACATTTTTCAGGTGCTGACGAAGCGGTCGGATCGGATGCGGGCCTACCTCAATCTGCCCAGCCGCAACGCCGAAGTCGCATATACGATGATGGACCTTGTGCCGGTCGGCTATGATATCAGCGCGAGCGGACTCTACTTCCCGCCAGCGCGCCTCGCGAATTGGCCTCTGCCTAATGTCTGGCTGGGCGTCAGTGTCGAGGATCAGCAGCGCGCCGATGAGCGTATCCCGGATCTACTTTCCACCCCGGCGGCGATTCGTTGGCTGTCGTGCGAGCCGTTGTTGGGGCCGGTCGACCTGCTCAGCATCCCCGCTCATGGCTGGTGCTTTCCCGGCACCGGAGAGAAATGGGGTGGGCGCGCTTCCGCGCTTCGCCTTGACGGACGCGGCCTCGACTGGATCGTCGTCGGTGGCGAGAGCGGGAAGGGCGCTCGGCCGATGCATCCGGCCTGGGCGCGGAGCCTGCGCGAACAATGCGCGGCGGCGGGCGTCCCGTTCTTCTTCAAGCAGTACGGCTCATGGATGCCCAGCGAGCTGTGCAACCTCGACTGCTCAGCGCGGGATATCCTGATCTACGACGAGACAGGAAAGGTCTGGCGCGAGGCGCAGGACGACGGGGGATGGATCGGCGACCAGGCGATGTGTCGGGTCGGAAAGAAGCGCGCGGGACGCCTCCTCGACGGTGTCGAGCACAACGGGATGCCGGAGACGAAAAATGCTTAACAACGACTTACCCCGCCGGGCGTTCGTGTCATCGGACTGCCTTACCCGGGCGATGCAACATTCGCGAATGACCCGGCTTAGCTCAGTCTCGTTTATCACTGCCGGACATTATCTTGATCACTCAAAGCCAAGCATTCTTGTGGGGCGTGAAGGCCGCACGCGGGCGAGAGCGTGTCGCCTTCAACCCCTTTTCGAACAGCGTGGCGCGGGCGGCCTGGCAAAACGGCTACGATCGCGAGTTATCGGAATTGAGAGAGGAACAGATTGCGCGTCTGGCAAGCTAAGCCCGGGCCCTTGTACCGTCCATCGTGGGGGCCTGCCCCATGGCTGACAAAGGCATCATCTTCAGCGCGGCCATGGTGCGCGCGCTGCTCGACGGGCGGAAGACCCAGACACGGCGGCTTCTCAAGCTACCGCCGGCTCCGGCAAATCTAGGCGAGTGGCAGGCATCGACTGTCGGCGGCCCTGGCATCCTCGATAGACATGGAAATGAGACGCCGGAGTGTCCCTGCGTCTGGCACACCCGCACTGGCGCGACGATCGTGCCGCCCTATGCGGTCGGCGACCGCCTCTATGTTCGAGAGACCTGCCGCGCCGAGGAGCAGCCGGAGGATGGCATGGACGGCGTGCGCTTCCTGGCGGACGACTCTTTCGTCGCCATCGCCAACGACCCATCGGCGGGTCTGAGCTGGCTCAAGCTCTTCAACTACGGTCAGAAGGAGGGGCAGACCCCCGCCGGGCTGCGCGGGAAGGGCGTGCCATCGATCCATATGCCGCGCTGGGCGTCGCGCATGTGGCTGGCGGTCACCGAGGTTCGGGTCCAGCGGCTACAGGAGTGCAGCGAGGCGGATGCGATCGCCGAGGGCATCGAGAGGATCGACGATCCGCGGGGCACGGCGTGGAAATCCTACGAGACGTATGCCGACGGGAAGCCGCACCCCCACGCGGTGGTGCCGAACCGATCGCCGCTGACCAGTTACAGTGAACTCTGGAACAGTCTCCACACAGCTGAGGGCGAGCGCTGGGTGGACAACCCTTGGATCGTCGCTGTCACGTTCGAAACGAAGCGTGGTGGCATAGACGAAGGCAAATGAGGGTGTCTTTACACGATGTCTACAATGTCGGGTAAATGCTCGAGCGCAGGGGCGATCTTGGTGTAAAACTCACCTGCCTTGCTCGTGAGGTCTGTCAAAGACGACATCCCTTCCTTTGCCGATTTTAGCCAGTCAACGACCCTACCAACCTTTGACTTTGTAGGGTTTTTGACCGCTTCGGAAACAACTTCGAGCATTTTGCCCTGTTCCGCGGACTTGGGTTGTCGCTGCAATTCAGAAAGCAGAGCCTTCAGGTCATCCTCGATGGCACGGACTGTTTGCTGCTGTTGAGCAATGGTTATGTTGCCAGCATTGCCAGTGCCTGCGTTTGAGATAGCGCCAGACTGCACAGCTGCATTGAAAATTTGGCTATTGTTGTTAGTCACTTGAGCTCCTGCAATCTGAGTGAAAAGGTCTGGCTCCCCGGTTTGAAGCGCGATCTTTTTCAGCGTGAGTGTCAGTCCTTGATGACGGCAAGCCGCTTCCAGCCTTGCCCGCAGGGTGGAATTGTTGCTGGAAGATCTGTAGGCCTTTTCGACTTCGTCCTTGTAACCATGGCTGTGTTCAGCATTTGCAGCCATATGCTCCCATAGCTTTTCGCGAATAATCATGTCTTCTTCGCTCAGAGACCAGTCGATTACTGTTGTGTCTAGCGAATCATAAAAAATGTCCCGAAGCCCCATCGCCACGCCTTCTCTGACTGTAGCGTGGTCGCTGTCCGAGGCCTCCACAATAAGATCATAATGCTTTTGGGCGATTTCTCTGTTTTTTGTCAGCACCCTATAAGCCCAAGCCTGAACGTTCGGAGCGAGTTGACTGAATAGACCCGGAGGAATGCGAACACTATCCAGGCTTAAGTCCGGATGTTCTACTGTGGCCCAGAATGAGTACTGCGCAACGATTTTGTCCGGGTAGGCATTCAGGTCGCCAATAACTGCGCTCACCGGATGTTTGTCAGAGAATAGGGTTTCCGGGGCTCTTTGAAGGCCAATCAATAGTGTTGCTGAGCGCAGCTCTCCAGGCTCTGCTTTGTCCGGATCAAGACGGATTTCATTAAGCTCCTTCTCGAAATGGCCTCGATGTTGGGCAAGGGCCATTACGACTGCTGGCGACAGCGCAACCCCGCTGTCGCTTAGGACCTTTAGAAGTTCGTCTCGGGTGAGAATTTGGGCGAGCGCGCTTAAACCTGCCTCAAAGACATCTGAGTCCTCGAAGCTCTCGCGCCAGTAGACTTCCATTACCGGCACGTCTTTTCGATCGCCAATTAGGGCCAGCGCGTTGAATGACCATCGTCTGACTTTGGTGTCGCGAGACCCCAATGCGAAGAGAACTGCCGCCTTGAGTTGGGGTTCGGCGAAGGGAACGAAGCCTGCCCGTAACATTGAGCATAAGCGCTGAAGCGCCTGCTTTCTGTTCGTATCGCTTCCGCTGTTAATCAAAGTCTCGAGGAAACGTTGTTCCTCATGGCGGAGACGTCCCTTAGCGCGGCGTCGCGCTGCTAATCCTTGCCGCCCCCTCATAACCCCCCTTGAGCTACATCTCTAATGCTAGCCGTTGGGCAACAGGCAGCAAAGTTTTGGACCACGGATCGAAGTCCTCTAAGTGATTAATTGGCGATCTTACGTCAATCCATTGCAAATCGTTAATAGCGAGCCTGCTTGAGGTTGGCTCAAACCATTCGGGACAACTGAACGTTACCACTCCGACGAGATTATGCCGGTCGCCATCGCCGTCCAAGTACCTGAGTGCATGAAGCTTACAGTTGAAATTCAGCGCTTCCCACGAGGCTTCGTCATACAAATCTAAGTCAGTGGCGAGCGCCTTCATGCCACTCCAAACCATACCGTGATCCGCCCTGTCGAACAGGGTTAGATCGTTTTCGACTACAGGAGAGTAAAAGCCGATTACGCGTTTACTCATGAAGCTGTCGCGTTGCTCACGATACGGCCCAGCCCGGTAAGACAAGATGTGGCCATTCTTAATAACAATTACGAATGACCAAACTAAAACGTCATCACGGGGTGCTTCACGTGAATTGGCGGCATAGTGATAGCACCCTTGTTCTACCAAGGTTTCAAAGGCGACAATTGAAAGTTCGCCTGATTTAGCAGTCTTATTCCGAATAATTTTTTCACGGAATGCCAAGGCTTGGTGTTGCGGCAGATATCTACGGCGCCTGCGCGCCACAATGGGCTCGCGGTCAGACTTCGGAACGTCCGGATCATGCCGGAGTGAATGAAGAAAAAATTTGCCCGGAGCCGGTCGGTAGAATTTGCTTCCGTCTCTATAACGAAGGATGTCCTCGCTCAGACGGGCCTGAAGCGTTTTGTGTTGGGTGCGGCCGTAAATGTGCTCAGGCGCCAAACCGTCACGGTATGCGATTCGTATGATTTCTGCAGCGGAAAGCGCCCGCTTTTCAACGGAAAGGATGCGCTCAGCCAATGCCAAGTAGGAGTCCATTTAACTGGTAGTCGCTTTCATCAAATCGTGTGTGGCGTAACATTGAGCTCGTGGGGGGACAAGGCGGTGGTTCCGCTCTGACACCTTGCTGTGAGCAAATCTTGCTGCCGCCCAGGTTCTGATAACGCGCGGGTTGGCGCGGCTATGGTTGTGATGTAGCCTCGTCCCATGTCCAGTACCGAGAACCTGCGGAACCTTAGCGAAGACGACGTGGCGCGCGCAGCAGTAGCCGCTGCGGTAGTCTTGCCAATCAGCGATTCGAGTGATCTGCTTCAGGTGGCGACCGCGGTGCTAGACCTGCCCGTCTCGCCGGCCGAGATCGAGACGGCGCTGCGGACGGCTTATGTCACCCTGCCGCTCAATACGCCCGCAGATGTCCTTGAGGCCATTAACCGAGTCCTCGACGTGAAGCTGGGCGACCCCGGGGAAGGCGAGGGCGAATGACGCGCCGCCACTGGCGGACAGCGGCTGCGGTGTTGCTCACACTCGCCATGGCTCCCGCGGCGCTCTACAGCCTCATCTAAGCGATGAAATCCCCGGTCTTCGAGACGATGGCGACTAAAGCGGCAACAGCTTCGAAGAATTGACGTGGAGGCGGACCTTCACAGCAGAAGGCCTTGGCGCGGCGGCGCCGGCTCTGCCGACTTGAACCATGCCTCGGTGGTTCTTTCGACCGTAAGCTGACGATCCCACACCTTTAGCAGTGTAGCCGCCTCTTGCGGTGTGCCGTCCATCCATCGCACATGGTCTTCGGGTTTTAGGATGGTCGGCATGCGATCGTTCACGTCCGCCATCTGCTCGCAGCCGTCGACCATGACCATCGAATAGGCGTGGCCCCACTCCGCCGTTGCCCGCCAGATGCCAGCGACGGCGAAGATCTCCTGATCCAGCAGCGAATACCAAGTACGGGTCATCTTGCCTCGAGGGCCATCAGCTTCCGCCCATGCGGTTACCGGGATTAGGCAGCGCCGACTGGTGAAGCTGTCCCGCCAGAAGGCGGTGCCCAGCTTGTCCTCGCGCGCATTGTTGACCGGTTTTGGCTTGAGGGGCTGACCCGTCGTCTTGCTCTTCAGAACAAGCGGGAATCCCCATGTCATGGGCGTTACACCTTCACTTGTCACGACCAGACCCGGATAACCAGGGTAGACCTCGGCAGCGAAATTAGCGCCGGCGTTCGCAGGCACGCGGAAGAGGTTCGCCACCTCGGCCTGGGCTTTGTTGATGCGGTACAGGTTGCACATCGGGGCATGATGCGGGGTTGCAGTCGGGAGTCAACGCGAGCCGGTAGCCACCGCCCGCCACCGATTGACGCAGATCGCCATGTCCCGGGCGCGGCAATAGGGCCCCATGTTGTTGTCAAAGGGCGGCTTGGTGAGCGCGGTCCAGTACTGTTTGACCTGCCAATCCTCCGCAATGCCTGCGAGCGAAAGCCATGCCAGCGCAAGCCGGACCTCTGCGCCAGGCTTGATCGGCTCCTTTGCGCCGAGATCCAGCGCGGCTTGCAGAACATCGATCGCCAGACGGTTCATGCGGCCCAGCGCGGGCTTACCCATCGTGCTGATGATCACGCATTGCGGCCTGGTAGAATACCCGCGCATAATTGCGGAAGACGAACTGCCAGTGCGGCCCAGCGGAGTCCCAATCCTTGGTCCACTCCGTCACAGGATCTGACGTCTCGCACGACGCCCACATGCGGGCGGCCAGTTCTTCGATCAGGGCTTCCTCGTCATTCGTGGTGCAGAACCGGCACGGCATCAGCTTCGCTCCACCGGGCTGCATTGGACATCGCGGCTACCGCAGGCCTTGCACTTCAGCCGGGCCTTGATCGCGGGCATGCGGGTGTCGAGGCCTTTCACCACGCACGACTTCGTGATGGCCTTCGTATCGAGCCGCGCCTTATGCCCGCAGCTGCACGTGACCGCGATGTCGCAGCCCCATTTCGTGTAATCGAAGACCGTCTCGAATCGCTTCGTTCCCATGACGCTCCCCATAACGGATTGCGGAACGAATGTGGAACATATAGCTTCGCGTCATTCCACCAAGGAGTGATTCTGCGATGCCTGAACTGTCGAAGATGGACGGCCCTCTCGACCTCAGAGGGTACGAAACCGAGGCAAAACCGCTGCCTTTCGGCCGCTGGGTTCTTGAGCAGGCGGGGCGAGGGGGCTTCCTCGGCCAGCTCGCCGACATCGCGAAGTCGGATCGAGGTTTTCCGAAGGATGGGACGCCTGATGCGGTGCGCAAGCGCCTGGGCGACACCGGCGCGGACCCCGAGATGTTCGAGGCGGTTGACGACGCCGAACTGGATTGGACGAGCTACTGATGACCGATGACAAGTTGATTGCCCATGCCCAGCGCCTTCATGCTCTTGCCTGTGCAGGCGGAGGGACACGGCACGATCTGATCAAGGCGCGCGATATCCTGCCCGAGCTGATCGATCGGCTCGTCGCCCATATCGCTGCGGCCGAGGAGTTCGTCGCGGTGCCAAGGCTCGAAGGCGTGGTTGACGGCGGCCCAATTACTTTGAGCGTCGTGAAGTAAGGCAGGTTTACACTGCGAGAATGAGGTGGGCCGTTGCGCGATGCGTGGCGGCCTTTTTCGTGGGTCAAACAGAGACTTCTAACTGCATGAAATAGTATAGATCGGGTCTGATAAGAAAACGCGGTCCTTAAGCGCTTTTTCTTTCTACTGACGGCAGGTAGGACCCGCATTTTATTTAGGCGTAGCGTCGATTATCTATTGCGTATCGCCGCGCATCATGTCTTTCTGTGCCTGCCGCTGGTCGCTAACCAGCCTGATACAGAGAGACGCCAACATGAATGCTCCCAAGAGCGGACGCGCCAAGCGCCGTCCCAATCCCTTCTTCCTTTACCCCGTCATCGCCCTTGGCCTGCTTGGCGCCACTGCGCTGCACGCCTCCTATCGCTGGGGTCCGACCGATGCGTCCTATGAACTGGTGATGGAGTACCGCACCGACGCCTACGTGTTGGACAGCGGCCTGACCAAGGACGACTGCGACGATGCATTGCCCTTCGGTGACCAGCTCAAGCACGTCCACTTCTCGTGCGTGGTGGAGGGCTGAGCGATGGACCTTCAGAACGTCGCAGTCGGCATGCGTGTCGTAGTCCACAACGCTCTTGCCCCGGGCATGAGCCATTGCGGAGAGGTGATCGCAGTCGATCATCAGCACTCGGGTATGTGCCAGGTCACCGTTCGCCATGACGTGGGTTGTGAGCGCCTAGGCACGGATTGGGCGCACGCGGCATCGTCGCTGCGGCCTGAACTTCCTGCTCGCCACGTCTTCCAAGACGGCGCAGCCTTCTACGTCGGCGATGAAAGCGAGACGCATGAAGTGGTCACCGCTCCAATGCGTGTGGCGGACATGGATATGGAGGCCGCCGAGCAGGCACGGGATTGGTTCGTGATGGTCTACGCACCGCAGGCCGGTTTCTTGCCCATGTTCACCGCTGACGTGGAGGCTTGACCCATGGCAACCGTTTGGATCGTACAGGGCGAGCACTTCTCCGTCCCGGGCGTGCCGATCTCCGCTCATGGGTCAGTTGATGGCGCGAACGCCAAGGCGGCCGAGCTAGTCAACGCCATGCTGAAGGATACCGGCCGGGTCCAGGGGAAGCCCAAGGCGGCCACGCCTTCCGACTGGCGGGGCGTGCCGATGGGCTGGCTGCAGGACTACCACGGCGCGGCGCATTGCTGGGTCGAGGTCAACGCTCTCGAAGTGGAGGCCTGAACCATGTCCCATGACCTGACCGCAAACGATCCCGCTTCGTGGCTTGCCACCCTGTGGGATGCGCTCGACGCCTTGGACGACTGCAACACTGACATGCAGGCCGAGGGCAGGGAGACCTACGGGCCGGATCGCGATGACGTCTGTACGGCGATGGCGTGGGTCCGCGAGGCGCTGGGCCTCCCGGCCGAGGTGGAGGGTTGATCATGACCTATTCCCAAGCGCCCCTCGCGTACCGCGCCGCCAGCCTCGAAACCGCCGCCTGTCTGTGGGAGGCGGTGCTCGATATGGAGCAGGCGGGCGGTTACGGCTTGCTTGCGTCCTCCGAGGAGCTTCGGCGCGCCGCCCAGATCAAAGCCGCCCGCGAGACAATGGGCTCATCTCATCTCCGCCTCACCGTCCTTGGATGGACTGATCTTGTAGACGCGGCATGGATCGATGCCGACGGATGCGAGGACATGGGGCGCGACGGCCAGTATGACGGCTCCTTCGATTGGGACTTCGTGCCGGGTTGGATCATCGCGAACATCGATTGGTCCGATCCGCAGAACCCGGCCTATCGGCCGTCGCCTTACACCGTCCCAGAGGGAGGGCGCGGCCATGGCGAAGCGTGAGCCCGATGTCATCAACGTTTACCGCTATTGGACTGCATGGGTGGGTAGCCGAAGGCATGGCTACAGCGTCGGTGTGGTGCAGCACGCTGAACGCCATCTCGCGTTGCGAGCGGCGCGCGCCAAGTGGCCGGAGATGCGCATCACCTTCGTTACCGAGAGTTGAACCGGCGCGGCGGCCATGTGCCGCCCGCCATCCCTGCGCCGGTGCATCCGGCTCGGTGGTGGCGTCTTCGCCAAGGGCCGCCCGTCCCGACACGGGCAGGAGAACGAGAACATGTCTGCACCCACCAAGCGCCTTGTGATCGAGATCGAAGACGGTCTCGTCTCGCGCATCATCGCCGATGGCGTCGACCTGGCCGACGTCACGGCCATCGTGATCGACAAGGACTACGAGGGCACCGACGCCGAAGACCTGATCCCGTTCGGCACCGGCAGCGCATGGTTCGCGCCGACCGACATCGAGCAGGCCAGCGACGAGTACAGTCGCGATGTGCGCCGCGCCTACGACACGTGGGCGCTGTCGTGAGCGGGGATCGCTGCATGTCCTGCGGGCGGGCGTGGCCCATTCGCCAGCTTGACGCCAAACCAGTTCGTTTGCGGCGCTCGTGGCTCAATCGGCTGAAGCCGCGCTGGCTGATCGCTCGGCAGGTCCGCCGTGCCGCCGACGCCGGAGAGGATTTCGACTGGCTCGAAGGGCCATGCTGCTATGGTCCCGGTTACGTAGGGGGCGGCGAGATCGCGGACACCCCCATCGGTGAAAACGCACCCCCCACCAGCGCAAACGCGCAGGGGACCGGGGGAATTGCACGATGAGCTCGCTATGCCAGTTGGCGTCTGATTGGACGGGCCACCTCCCCACCGGGGCAATGGCAGAGCAAAAATTTGACGGTTGGCGCGCGCTCCGTTTCCGCGGCCTCGACGGCAAGCCCCGCCTGTGGTCCCGCAACGGCCAGCCGCTCAACGGCGCCGATCATATCGCGCACCAGCTCGACTTGATGGAGCGCGTCGCGGGCGTGCCGCTCTTCCTCGACGGCGAAATCGTGGTCGACGGGGCGCTGGACGCAACGAAGCGCTGGTTCGAGAGCGGATGGCGCAAGGGAGGGGATAAGGGCCGCCTCCACCTCTTCGACGTGCTGACGGAGGAGGAGTGGCGCGCGGGCGGCAGTGATAAGCCGCTGATGGAGCGCAAAGCCTGGTTGCAGGAGCTGACGGGCGCGGTGCGCGACGATCCGGCGCTGTCCTGGGACTGGCGGCCGGGAAGCCGGGGAGGAGATGACCCCACCGCCGTTCAGGTGGTTGAGGACGAATGGGCCTTCACCGAATCGGACGTCGAGGACATGGTGCAACGCGTGTGGGCTGTCGGGGGCGAGGGGCTGATGCTCAAGGATCCCGAAGCCCCCTACCGGCGGAAACGCGGGCCTGCATGGCTCAAGGTGAAGCTGGAAAACTGGAAGCGGTGGGCTGGCACCCCCATCGCCGCTTAGTCACGGGAGGTGTGAAGATGATTGTGATTGATCAAGGTTTCGTTATCGCCCCGGGCGAAGCGATCCGGCCCGGTGACCTTGTCACCATCGACCAAGGCACTGGTAAGCTCCGACGGTTCGTGATGGGCGTCGATACAAACGGATTCCGGGTACCGCGTGGCAGCTACACCGACCTGGAGACGGGCGAGCTGTGCATGCCCTACCGACCCGCACCCCTATCGCCGCTCAGGCACGAGAACGAAAACGAGAAAGTGACCCCCACCGTGGAAATGCAGCAGAAGAGCATCAGGCAGCGGCGCGGCCCGACGATTAAGTTCACCGGCGCGCTGATCGCGAAGACCGAGTTCGTTATCAGGGGCGGCCGGGATATGCGCTTCGAGATCTGGCAGACCGAGGGTGGCGCTCTCATCCCTGTGTCCACGACCGACGAGGAAACTCGCGCCGCGATCGTCGAGCCAGGGGACGAAACCGCAATGCGATGCGCTGCGATGGACTTCTTCGATTGGGACAGCCGAGCCCGGGAAATGGTGAAGGATCAACTGAAATGGCGCCTCCACGTCCACGTCGCGTAAAGCCCGCGCTCGAGCGGATTGCCCGCGCGCTCTGTAGCCATGACGGCCTGCCCGAGAACACGCAGTTCGAAGGGCGGCCGATGTGGGAGAGCTTCTTGTCGCAGGCGCAAGCAGCGCTGGGCGCGATCCGTATTCCGACCGAGGAAATGAGGCAGGCAGGGGCGTCCGCACATGGTCAGCAACCGCGTCCGACGGCATCTGAAAATGCGGGGATCACGTGGGAAGCTATGGTCGACGCGGCCTTGCAGGAAGACTAACCAAACTGGTTGAAACTAGTCTAGATTCGCAGTTGACGTACTTGCAGCAAGTAAGTGCTTGGGGGGACTTTCAATGCATTGGCTAGAGCGTGCCGCCTTCACAGCAATCGGCGGCTGTCTCACCGCTGTAGGTTTTTGGTATGCCGGTCGAGTCAACCTCGGTGATCACGAAGCGGAGTTTGCTGCGAATGCCACAGGAGCATTTATCGGCGGATTTATATCGGTCGGCCTAGCGCTTTTCATGTTTCATCATGAGCGATCAGAGGCAAACCGTACCGCGGATCAAACCGCGCGATTGCAAAGAACTAATGCCATCATGGACGCGCTTCGTTACGTCCGCAGCGTCCGCGATGCTGTTGCCAGCGCTCGACCTTTGACAATTAATAACAAGACCCGTGTCGTGCGAAGTATCAACCAGGCAGTCATGCTTACAGAGCGGGCCTTAGGCGACATCAACCTGACGGATGTGGATCTCCGCCTTACGATGGAAGACGCCGCAAAAATCGGGCACGAAGTAGCGCAGAATTTTAATTTTATCGTGGACAGTTGCGGGCTTGACGATGCTGATCAGCATGTACTTGGGGCCGACGGTCCACGCGACGCCGCTTTGTCAAAACTTGATGTGCTGAAGGACGACTATTTCTCAAGACGACAGAATAGATACGCGTGACATCGTCGCGGGCGCGACGGCAGGAGGGAACCGCCGCGCCCGCCCCGACGGCCACCCCTGGGCGCCGAGATGGAATCATCAATTCGTTGACGTCACCGACATGGTCGAGGGCTCAGATCAGGGACCTGATCTGCAGCTCCATTGCCATCGTCCTCGGCTTCACGCTGCCCCGCGCGAACGGCGCCCGCCCCAGGAACCCGAGGTAGGTCCGGTTCTGCCGCCACGGCGTCACCGCCGGGTCGAAGCAGCAATAGATCGGCAGCGACGTGCCCAGCTTGTAGGTCAGCGGCGCGAAGGTGTCCTCGTACTCCGCCTCGCCCAGCCATGAGAGCGTGAAGAGCAGCGTCCGCAGCGTGATGCCTGGCGTCGTGTCAGGAACGCCGAACCGATTGATGTCCACGCCGCCCAGCGGCTCGATACCGCGCTCGAAGTCCTTGTCGTAGAACCGGCTCGGCTCGATGGCCTTGCCGATGACGATGCCGCCCGCCTCGAATGCGCCGGTGTGCCCGGTGATGTCGATGCGCCAGAACATCGCGGCGACCGGCGCGGGGAGGCGCAGGAACGAATGGTACAGCCCATCTTCGCGCGTGATGGCGGGCGAGACGAAGGGCAGGGCGCCGCTGTCGTACGGGGCGGTCCCATCGACCTCGGCCTGCGTCGTGCCCAGCCGCAAGCGGTAGAGCGTCCCGGGCTGGGCGTTCGCGCTAACGATCGCGAGGAAATCGATCGTCTTCGCCGTATTGAACATGCCCCGCGCCCAGATCGCGCCGGTGCCGCTGCTGCGCCAGGTCAGGCCCATCGTTTCGAGGCGACCGAGCGCGGATGCGGAATGGCCGGGCTGAGCCGAGCTGACGACGGTGTCGGAGAGGTTCAATGGATCGATGAAGATCGGTTTCTCGATATCAGGCATCGCTTACCCCCAGACCTTGACCGTGGCGCTGCCCGCCTCGGCATCGATGACGACGTCGGTGATGACCATGCGCGTGTCGATGCCGCGCTCCTCGTCGATGAAGCGGGCCGTCACCACCCCCTCGGCGTCGAGCAGGTCTAGGGCGACGTCTACGTCCAAGATCGGGAAGCTGAAGCGGCGCCGATCTGGCGAGAGAATGTCCTGGCGCTCGTTGGCGCGAACCTGCGCGTCGGTGATCGAGGCGAAATAGGTTTCGAGCGGGTCGGTGCTCTCGCGCGCGAGGTTGCCGTGGCGCGCCGCGACGCTGGGCGTCTCGGACACGGCGCGGCGGTAGGGCTCGATCACGAACCCGATTCGGGTGGGGGTGGCGGTCATAATGGGTCCTTGTGTTTTCTTGTACCGCGATATGCTGCGGTGTATCGTGCGCTGGCAGACAGCAGGTTCGCGACGATATTGAACTTAGAGCCGCAGCATGGCTCCCGCTTGGGAGTTCTCAAGGGTAGGCGGGCGAATGAAAACCGCCGGAAGGCTTTAATTTTCGCGAGGCAACTGCCTTGCACGATCGATTGAGAAGATCAGATGCGCAAGTCGATCAACCGGGCGACAGAAAGTATCGGCAAGGCGACGCCGATTGAAGATGGTCTTCCCATGGGTGTGGCGCGCATCTTTAAGAGCGGCAACGTGCTCACTCACTACGACATAGCGCGCGAACAATGGCTTCGTGAGAAATTAGAAGCCAGCGGCAGATTTAAAACGCCCGACTAAATCATCAACATGATCAATCAGGTTGCCCATCGTTGTCACGACATTTCCAAATAATACATATTCCCGTGGGAACGTAACAATCATCGACGTGGGGTTTATAAGGTATTCCGCTAATGGATCGTCATTAGCCTCTAGACCTTCTACCGGAACACCAACATGAATACCAACAGGTGGGCCGCCGATCATAATTACATCGGGTCCCAGTTCCTTGTTATGCGTGGCGGTAGCGCTGACGAAACTCACGAACGGCACGGCCATACGGTGCTTGTCGTGATTATTTAAGTCGTGGAGACCCCTCAAAAGGTTGTCCCCGCCGCCGTAAGGCTTTGAAGCTGCGACAATTTCGACGATATCCGAACCCAGCTTCTTGAATGGCTGTTTGCCGTTGGGTGCGTCTAACATCTCCAGAAAGCGAGCTTCGTTCGCGGCAAACGGGTAAACCATATCTGATAGACCCACCCCCCGCACAATCGCCAGGTCACACATAGTGACGTCAAGTGAAGATCGGAGGGAATGAGCTATGTCGCCGAGCTGTAAAGCGACAACTGTAGGCACGGGTTCGCTGATCTCAATTTGCCAAGGGTCAATTTTTCGATCCGTCTTGATGAACGTTGGCTTGGCTATTTTTTGATAGTCAATCAACGTCTCAATCATAGCAGCATAATGGTGGCGAGCTCGTTCTATCTTCAGTTCCGGTGCTACGAACGGCTCCAAAAACCTACCTGCTGCCCCACCGGCCATACCCGACTCGCCCTCAACGATAATCGCAAACGGCTACCAAATGGATCGAAGATGAGTCGAGTCCGTACGCCGACACCTCAGCCGAGGATCAATAAATCAACGGATAGAAAATGACGAATGAGACAACAAAGCCGATCGGTGCGCCGGTGACGGCGAAGATCGTTAGTTCAACTAGTCGCAGGGGGCGCGGACCTGAAGCCATCTCAACCGGTTCCTATGTCTCCGAGATGGCCTCGAAATGCCAAGAAAAGCAACTAACCATGCTCGGTCGGCACGACCATCAGGCCGGTGTCTGGATCGGGTGCCGAAGGCTCCGGTTCCCATAGCTGCTCCGGCTTGAACCAGCGAAACCAGCCACTGATCGTGCGCTCCCACACCTGACAGCAGTTCGTGCAGATATACTGGCGGCGCCTGCCTTCGGCGCTCAGCCGTGTTCGAACGATCAGGCATTCGTGAGGAGCTTCCTCGCGCTCGGCATCTTCGTGCTCGAGGCAATATTCGCAGAAGGTGGGACGGTCAGACATAACGACCGGATATCTGATCGGCTTGTTGCCCGAAAGGGAATTCGTGGAGGGTTGGGAACGAAGTGCCCGAGCCGCCGTTCGCAGGTCAATACGCGACATTTCCAAACTCATGGTCCGATACCGCTGTCTCTCAACTCCCGGTGTCGGACCATTACTTTTCGCATTTTCAACTACGAACCACCGTGCGGGTGGGGCGGCGTTCATTGAAATCCCTAATCGGTTGCGCAAAATATAGATGGTGCAGCCAGCCTTGCCGTGCAAGCTGGGCAGACGGGGTAATGATGTACACAGATGCGCAAATATTCGTGTGGGATGTCGATGATCTCACCGAGATTCTGAAAAATCCTACTGATCGAAACTTGCTTCAAGCGGCGGCTATCCTGCGACGCCTGTTCATGGACGACGGGACGCCCTTGGTTCACAAGGTAGCAAGCGCGGCGAGCATGAAACTCGAGTTTGATATATTTGACGTTGACCCAAGCAGTTTTTCGAGAGGCTTTCCTGAAGAAGGCCTGATTTTCGTATATGAAAATCCAGATCCCTCGATCGTCGACAATGCTCGAACTCGAAAGGTGAAACTGGATAAGTTTTTGGCACTCAAAGCGGTTTTCAGCCGGGGCAGTTACATTTCTCTTGGAGACGTCATTCGATATTGCGCAAACGTCGCCGGGGGTGTGCACCGGGGCGCTCCGAAAAATAAGAACAACGCGAAAGAGATTCACGAACAAGCGTCCGCGATTATACTAAATGGTCTGCCTTATCCGGCAGAGGTTGTAAGGAACGTCGTTTCTATGAGCATGACTGGACTCAAACCTATTTACGACCGCCTTCGGGCCTAGTTGGGCGGGCAGCGCAGGCCCGGCATCTTCTGGGCTTCGTAGAAGTGGCAGAGCCGCATGCCGGCGGCGCGCACCGTATCGCCCCAGCTCTCCACCTCGCTGTCGTAGCGGTCGCCATCGCCAGTGCCGGTAAGCGTGCCCACGCCGGGCTTGGGTTTTTCGGCGGTGACGTCCTGCAGGTCGCCCAAACGCGGATAGGCGCCGCCGCTGGTCTGGCACATCGCGGCGGGCAGGCAGAGCATGATGGCGGCGAGCAGCGCGGCGCGCCTCAACATGACCGGAACTCCCCGGCGGTAAGGTAGCCGTGCCAGTGCTCGCCGACGCGCGCACCGGTGCCTTCCTCGAGCTGGTAGATCAGGATTGACGGGGTTGTCGTGGGGCTCTCCTCGTTCCCGTCCCACGTCCATGTCGGGACGCTGCCGCCTTCCATGATCGATATCGACATCATCTGTCCGCAGCCGCAGGGACAGCCGAAGAGGATTCCGGCACGGTCGCTTTCACCGCGCTTATAGAAGCTGAAGAGGCCAGCGGGGACATGGTCGGGCCATTCCCCATCCTTGCGAACCGCAGGCGCGCTGCCGCGCTGGTTGACGGGGGCGATCGTCGTCATGAGCACTTCTCCTTGAACTCGGGCATCTTCGCCAGTTGCTCGGCAGTGTAGGCCTGCCGGAACTGGCGGCAGCGGCGCGCGAGAGTGGTTGGCGGCACTGTGGCGCGCGCCTCAGGCGGCTTCACCGCCTCGGAGGCTTCGGCCTTGGCGATGTCGTGGTCGCGCTCGTCGCGCTCGCGCAGGTTGGTGAAGGCGTCGACGACCGCCTCCTCCGCGCTCTTCTCACGCCCGGCGGACGCGGCACTCTCGCGCTTCTCGTCGTGCCGCTCGATCACGGCGGCGTCGTACTGGCGGACCAACCACCAGAGCAGGACGATGGTCAGCACGGCGAGGGCGACGTAGGTGACGGCGCGGTGCAGGCGCTCGGGGATGCCGATCCGGAGCAGCACAGGGGAAATGAGGCCGATCATGGCGTGGGGTCCGCTGGCGAAGCTGCCGTGATCGCGTTGGCCTGCGCGACCTGTTTGTCTTTGAGCGCGACCGCTGCAGCCGTGCCGCCTGCCACCACAGCGAGTCCGGCCGGGAAGGCGAGGCAGTAGGCAGTGATGTCAAAGTTATGGCCCTTCACGATGGTGTCCCACGCGACAAAGCTATTGGCGCAAATGACGTAGGCCATGCCGCCGACGAAGCCGACGAGGCGGTTCAGCTCGATCTGGTGGCCAGCACCGCGAAGCGCAGTGGTCCAGGTCATGCGACGGTCAGGTACTGATCGTTCACCCAGGCTTCCTTGCCCTGGTAAACGAAGCGGACCCAATCTCCGGAATCCTGCAGGACGGTGACGCTGGCACCGCGAGGCAGCGATCCGAGCTTGGTAGCTCTGATCGACGGCTCCGCCCGCACGTTGAGCCCCGACTTCGCGTTGACCACGCGGACGTCTGCCTTCGTGACCGGCAGCGGCTGCTTCGCCACGGCAGGCGACGCGCTCTCGTACAGAGCGGCTTCGTCGGCGCGGCGGTTGCGCAACCCCGGCATCGGCTTGCCGTCGTTGTAGATCCAGCGTGCGAACTGATCGGCGGCATCATCAAAGCGCCCGGCCTTGTGCAGCTTGCCCAGCGTCGCGGTGGTGATGGCCCCGGTGTTGTAGTGGAACGACACCAGCGCATCGAACTGGTTCTGCGTGGTCGGCGTATTGCCGAGGAAGGCCGCGACCTCGTTGACGTATTCGACAATGTCGACGTCGAAGCGGTCATCGCACTGCGCCTGCGTCCAGATCACACCGCGCTTGATGTCAGGCCCGGTCGAGCCCCAACCGATCGTCCACGGTTTGCCATCGACACTGCCAGGGTCGGGATAGGCGTCGAAGCGCCCATCGGCCCGCTTCTTCTCGCAGCCCTCCCACTTCTTGATCAGCGCAGCGCCGGCGGCGCCGAGGGTATAGCTCGTCACGATCCATTTCCTTCCGATTGGTGATACCGCTCCAGGCGTGTGATGCGGCGGTCGAAGTCGGTGAAGCGGCTGTCGAGGACTTCGCCTTGCGCCTTCTGGCGCTCGTCCATGCGGGCCAGTGTTTCTTTCATCTCGGTGACCGAGGAGGCCACCCACGCCAGCGCTCCGGTGATGAGGAAAGCAATTACGCCCGCGGCGATGCCCGCGATCCACTTCAAGACAGGACTCTTCATTTCTTCGTCGGGCTCCGGGACAGCGCCATTGAGCCGGGCGACGGCGCGTTCTAGTTGGGCGATCTGGGGCGACACTTCCCCGAGGGCGATCGAAGCCGCTTGTTGAGCCAGAAGCTTGGTCTGCTCCAAGTGCGCGAGATCAGACATGGCTGTTCGACCTCATCGCGCCAGCGCCGCCGCGCGATCGGCGAGCCCCGGCAGGCCAGGAAGGCCAACGACGACTGCGCGCATGAATGCGACGCCGTAGTGCGCGCCATCGACGAAGATGCTGCGCGGCGCGTAGCCGAAGTTGATGTCGGACTGATCCTTGATACGGGCGTCGGAGCCGGGAGTGCCGCTGATGAAGGTGCGGGTGATGTCGAGCGGATCGAAGACGCGGCTTGGGCCGTAGGTACCTCGGATCGCCTCGTACAGGCCGTCCATGTCCAAGCTGGACTGCGCGCGCGAAGTGGTCGGCGAATTGCTGCCCATGCCTGCCGCAGGGATCTGACCGCTGCGCACATAGAGGATTCGGGTATGGCCTAGCGCGGCGACGACCGCCTGGAATTGCGCGAACTCGGTCGTCCACTGTCCGTTGACGTGGCCGTTCTCACTGCCGTCCCACCAGATGAGGGTCCTGTCTTTGATCGCCGCTGCATTGCCGATCAGCAGGTTGTATTGATCTTCGAACGTGCTGCTGCCCACGCCGGTGCGCATCACGTCGAAGCGGCGCCGCATTCCGCCGTTGCCGTCAGGAACCATAAGTTCGGCTAACGGCGCCGCATAGCCGGTGCCCTGACCGGAATAGCTGTCGCCGTGCGCGACGATCAGCAGCGGGCCGCTCTGCTGCATGACCGGCTTGGTGCGCGCCTTCATCCATTCCAGCGTCTCGACCCCGGCGCTGATGATCTTGCCAGTGATCGTACCAAGGAACTGCGAGCCATTGGCGCTGTCGCGGCCGATCCGCAAGGCAGCGGCGCCGACAGGCAGGATGGTGTCTACTTGGGCGCCCGCGCCGTTGATAGCGCCGCGCAGAGCCGTCGCCGACATACCAGCGATGAGGTGGAAGGCAGTGCTGACCTCAAGGGTTCCGAGGGCGATATCCGCCGTTGGCGCCGGGGTTCCGGCACCGCCGCCGATCTGCGCGGTGGCATGAACCGACTTGTCGTTTCGCCACTCCACGCGCCAGCGGTCGCCTTCGCCGCCGCCGTCGATTTGGTGGAGGATCTGGACCTGACCTGCGGCCGGAACTGCGCCGGGCGTGACACCCCACAGTTCGACCGAGGCGTTGCCGCTGGGGAAGCCCGGGCCGGGGGAAGTCTCCACCAACGAGACGTCACGCATGTAACCGGTGAGGCCCGAGGGGCTGTCCGGCAAGTGGAACATGCCGACATACATGGCATCCCCGAAACCGCCTGCACCAACCACGCTGATCTTGGAGTCGGTGGTCCCGGCGATCGACTTGCTCAGATATCGGCCAGCGGCGAAATCGGTACGGTTGACCAATACGAGCGACAGGGCACCGCCCGTCACTGATGAGCGCAGCGTGGCGGAGAACTTGTAGGCCTTGCCAGGCTCGACAACCATCTTGCGCGCGAGGCCAGAGGAGACCCCGGACGCAGCGCCGAGCGTCATCGTCAGATACCCAGCGCTTGTTCCAGCCGTGGCGTCCTGCAGGACGGTGAAACCCTGCTGACCAACGGAGAAGTCGACGCCCGAAAGCAGGTTCACCGCATCGGTAGAGACGTATCCTTCCATGTTGACGATGGAGCCGGTGACGGACGCTCCGAGCGCAGCCATGATCTCTGCCTCGGAGCCGAACTCCTTCCCGTTCAGGGCATAGGTGCCATCGAAGGCCACCAACCAGGGCAAGCCGCCCGAAGGGTTGGCCGCGACCAAGCGCTCGTCGTGCGCGGGCAACATCGTGATGCGCTGGATATACGAGCCCGACCACGGTGCGCCGACATCGATGAACCCGCTGACGAGGTTCAATACGTTCTGGTTTCCGCCGGAAAGGGCGGAGCGGCTGTACCTGCCCGAGCCTCCCTCCCAGACGATCTCGAACTTGTCGTTCGGGCTTCCGGGCGGCAAGGCGATCGTCGTGACATCTGCGGCTCGCGTTGCACCGCTGGCGAGGATGGGGGAGGTCGGAGCCGTCCCCGCCTCGATCTGTGCCAGCGACGCGCGGGCGTAGATGGTCCCCGTCGTGCCGGTGTAGGTCCGGCTCGCATAGGTGGTTCCGCCGAAACCTTGAACGCGCATATTGATCACGCCAGCGGCGCTCAGCGAGATGACCACCCACAGCCTGTAGACGCCGCCGCCAAGCGGAATGAGCCCGAAGGCATCTGCGGTGAAGCCCCCGCCGCTCGCCCAGACTACCGAGGGGCCTCCCGGTGCATCGAAGTCCACGATCCATGCTGCCGCGCCCTGCGGCGGGTTAAGGAGCATACCGGCGAACTGACGGCCACGACGCTCTAAGTGGACCGAACAGACATACTTCCCTGCGGGAAGGGAAGCGGTCGCGATCTGGTGGTAGATCTGCGCGGCTGAGTTGGTGTTCTCGATCAGGTCATAAGCCGCGCTCGTATTGTCGGGCGCGCCAGCGGCAATTGCGGCAGGGGCCTGGACGTTGCTGCGGGTCCACGCCGCATGCGAAAAATCGATCGGCTGCGGGCAGAGCTGGGTAGCCGCCGGTTCGATCAGGGCGCCGCGATCCGGGGTGCGCAGGACGTTCGGGGCGAAACTGACGTACTTCCCTGCCTTGTTAAGAGCGTAGGCCGCCGAGGCGCGCGTGGAGGTCAAGGCGGCGAAGTGATTTGCGTTGGAAGCGTTAACACCCGCCAGTACGAACAATCCGGCCGCAAAGTTGAAGAACATGCCCTTGGTGTAGGCGATCGACGCGCGGTCTACCGACGCCCGGCCGGTGCGCGCGACTGACTGCATCATGCCGACGGCTGCAGGCGCGTCGTACTGAAAATCCTGCGCCGTCGCGAGAAGGGCGGCAGTGGCCTCCTGATGGCCCTTTGCGCTGTCGGTGCCGGGACCGCCGGGCTCGTCACCCTCGGCCCATGCCTGCGCAAGCTGTCGCTCGCCTGCCGTCTCGGCCCGGTACTGGCGGGCGAGTGCGACATCGACGTTCTCGTAGACGGTTGCGGGCGCGCGGCGCGCGTCGAAAACGACCGGCGGCATCAGTCGCCGATCCCCGGATAGAGCGTAAAGGAGCCGAAGCAGATCGCGCGCTGCGGGGCCCCGGCGGGGGTCATCAGCAGATCGTAGTAGAGTTCGAGCGGAGCGGCCGGGTCCGCGCCCCACGTCAGCGCTTCCATCGTCGCCTCATCGAGCTGGGGCCGGATGATCGTGGCACTTCCAACCTCTCCGGTGGTCGGATGCGTGAACGGGTCCTCGAAGGTTGCCGAAACCCCTTGCGTGCCTGCCGCCGCATTGTTGAGCGTGGCCACCGCCGCCGCGCCCGGGGCCGAGGCGAGCGTGAGCACGAAAGTCGCGCCGCTGTAGTCGGGGCCGAACAGGATGATGTCAGCATCGCCCACGGCTCCGCCCCACTGGACGTGCCGGCTGTAGTGGTAAATCGGGTAGTTGAACGCTGCCATGGATGACCCCCTCAGACGGTCTGGTTCCAGTTGATGGTCGAGAATGCGGCCTGCTTTGCCGCTGCGGTGCTGGCCGCCTTGATCGCTTGCACGGCCTTCCATTCGATCGCGGAGAGCCGTGCCAGCTCCGCATCGGACGTGGACTTACTTGCCCTGTACCGGGCAAGGACCGCCGCCAGCGTCTCGCCGGTGATGATCCGCTCGGCGTGCGCCATTGGGTACTGAGCCGCCGCGTTGGCCGCCGTGAGGGCGTTGATCACCGTGGCGAGGATGCCCGCCGAGGCGACTGCTTCCTTGCCCTTCTGCACGTACTCCTGCGCCTTGCCGTTACCTGCCGAGAAGGAGAGCATCTTACGGCGCTCAGCCTCCTTCTTCACCGCCGAGGTGAGACGGCCTTCGATGACAGTCAGGTCGATGCTGACGGTCTTCGCGGTCCAGTTCACCGCAGCGGTGGTCAGGTCGAAGTCGTCGGCGACGTCGAGCACAGTGCAGCCCGAGACGTTGCTGTGCGCCAGGATCTCGGCGCTGACGAGCTGGACCTGACGCGTGCCGGGACGGAGGATCAGCTTCTTCATGCGGAGCCCGCCCACTGAACTTCCATGCCGCCGTTGAAGGCGGAGAGCGTGGCGCCGCCCGCCCGCCGCATCATCACGCGCACAGAGACATTGCGCGAAGTCGTCAGGCCGATATCGACGCCATTGACGGCTCCGCTACCTTCATAGGCCCCGGTGTCTTCGGCGCCTGCCGCAGTGTCGGACGTGAACGCGCCAGGCAGAGTGGACCAGCTCGAACCACCGTCGATGCTCACTTCGAAATAGGCATTGATCGTGAGCGAGCCGCCGCCCGTCTTGGAGAAAAACCCGTTGGCGTCGACGGAAAGCGTTCCGTTCGGACCCATCAGCAGCGTGACCCGCGCGACTTCCTCGTATGTGGTGCCCGAGGGCGTCACGATACCGGCGCTGCCGCGCACGAAGGCTGCGCCGTCCTTGGACTTGGTGAAGGGCACACGCAGCGTCGTGGCCGCGCCGCCGAAGGCGAACTCGATATCGACGTAGCCGGTGTCCGCGGTCATGCCCGAGACGGTGAACACGCCGCCGCCCGTGTCCGTCACGCCCGTAAGGTTCGTTGCGGTGACGGTGCCCAGCGCGGACGCGGTGACGTCGGTGTCACCGAGGAAGCATTGCACCGTGAAGCCGGGAATGCCTGCCTTGGGCGTGCCGTTGCTGGTGCAGGCGACGGTGACCGCCGGGGGCAGCGACGATGCATTGAGCGCAGACTGTCCGGCGATGGCCTTGGCGATGGAGTAGACGCGGTCGAAGACGATGGTGCCCTTGGTCGCGCGCAGCGTCGCCGTGCCGGTGCTGGCCGACATGGCGGTGACGTCGTAGACGCCCGTGCCAGGATCGATGGTGACATCAACGCCGGTCTCGTCCGCGACGCTGAAGGTGAAGCCGGGAACAGCGGCGCCATCCGGGCCGGTGACGGTGAAGGTGCCGCCAGCACCGGCAAAGCTCGGCACCACACCATCGGCTGTCGCCGCTACGGTATGGCTCTCGTTGGTGAGTTGGGCGTAATAGCTGGCAGCGATCGGCCCGCTCATGAAGGCCCAGACCGCCGGGTCGGAGCCGGGCTCGATACCAGCCTGCGGGTTCGTGGAGATATACTCCCACTTCGACCCGTCGGGCATCGAGACGATGTTGCCCTCGCGGTACACGACCGCCGGATCGTAAGCGCCGCGATCGATCAGCTCGGCGGAGGTCGCGATCTCATCGAAGCTATGGACGCGCCAGGACCGCGCCGCCGCCATGACCGTCTTCTTGTACGGGACGCTGACAGCTTCCTCGGTGGCCAGACCGCACAGCGGCTCACGGCGGCCCTGCGTGTGCAGCACCAGCGCGACGTCCTGCGCGATCACCGGCTTCATCGGCATCACCACGCCGAGGTTCGACAGCACGACCTGCCAGTTGCAAGGCAGGATTATCCGGCGGGCCGCTTCGAGGAACGTGACCTGCTCGGTGATCATGATGTCGCTGGCGGTGGCGCCGTCGGCATCCAGCGCGGCGAGGCGGGCGCTGGCTACGAGCGCCGGGTCGATGTCGCACAGGCTGGCGAGCAGGCGCACCAGCGCGCCAGCACCGGTCGGGGCGACGCCGCCCACGGCATGGCCCCGGATATCGGCGGTGATGACGCCAGCGGCCGGAGCGCCAAGCCGGATCATGCCCTCGGCGAGACAGGTCGCCCAATGTCCCGGATCGATGTCAGCGGCGACCAGGGCGTCATAGTCGGGGTAGTCGGCGCTCGCGGCCGGGAACGCGCTGGCCCGCTCGTACAGCACCTCGACCGCTTCGATGGGGCCGTAGGCGCTGAACTGGTAGACCGAGTCCACGGCATTGATCAGCACCGGCTCGACGTTGCGGGGGCGGCCCAGCGCCAGCGGCTTGACCTTGTCTTTCAGGTCCGCGCCGCCCTCGCGTCCCGTGGTGCCCGCATAGGTCGCGCTCAGGACATCGACCTCGAACGGCTCGGTATCGATGCTGGCGCTGATCTTCATCGCCGGGTACTCGCCCCCGGCGTAGCTGGTGATCCGGCCCTTGAAGCGCTTGGGCCACGGGGCAGGGGAGCCGACGCGGCCGATGGCGACCTCGACCTCGGCCCCCATCCAGACGGCGTTGATCACCTCAGGGAAGGCCTTGCGCGCCTGGGCGAGGTTGAAGGTGAAGTCGGCCTTGCCCGCGTCGGTGCCCTGTTCGAAGTCGCCGTTCCAGAACTGCATGCCGATGGCGGGGGCCTGCGTGATGCACGGCTCCCATGGGGTACCGCCGAGAGCGGTGACGCGGCGGTCGGCGGCCGAACATAGCGTGAGGGCGGCGCGCCGGTCCGATCCGCTCAGGAGCGGGCGAAGGGTGACGAGGCAGGCGAGCATCAGAAGCTGCTGGCGAACGTCAGGCGCGAGGCGCTGGTGGAAGACGAACCGGTCGTCACCACCTGGCCCCAGAGGTTGATAAGCGTGCCGATGTTCTGGTTCACGGCGGTGAGCTGCGACGTCAGGGTATCGTTGACGGTGTCGATCGACGACTTCACCGCCCCGGTGCTGTCGAACGGGCTGTCGCGGTTCTCGTTGATGCTGACCACGTTGGTCTCGGCATCGATGCGAGTCTTCGTCAGGTCGATGACTTCGTTGAGCCTGTCGAAGTATTCCTGCTGCGAACCGTAGAGATCGCGTTCGATGCCGAGCAGGGTCTGAGCGGCATCGGTGTAGTCGTCATAGGCGGTGGTGTCCCCGGCCTGCACGCGCGCCGCGAGCGCATCGTATTCAGAGAGAGCTGCATTGCGGCGATCGCGCAGCGACAGGCCGTTGTCGCCGGTGGTGAGGTCGGATAGGAGCGACTTCAGCGAGCCGACCAGCGATTCCGCCTGCTCCTTGATGATCTCGTTGCGCTTGATGCCGTACAGCTCCTCGAGCTGGGCCATTTCCTCGGCCGACGCGCTGCCCGCCTTGCCGATCGCGATCAGCTTCTCGAACTCCTCGTCGAGATCGTCTAGCGCGGAGCCGATGGGGTCCTTGTACTTGGCCAGCTCCTTGAAGGCGTTCTCCCAATCCACGGCATCGCTGAGCGCAGCATCGAGATCCTTGCCCGCTTTGATGATGTTGATGGTGGACTGGCGCATGCCCTTGATGGCGCCGTCCTCGATCGCGTTCTTGATGGCGTAGGCGATCGCCGCCTCGGCATCATCGCCGAAGCTGATGGCACCGTTCTTGAGCTTGAGCGACGTGCCGTTGGTGTTGACGCGGTACTCGTCGCCGCGCGTGCCGATCGTCACCATGAAGTTGCCAATCTCGCCGCCGAGCTGGTCGACGATATTGTTCAGCCCTTCGAGGACGCTGTCGCCGAGACCGGCGGCGGTGCTGTAGTTGCCACTGTCCTTGCCGCTCTGCGTGTAGCCACTGCCGTTGGTCAGGACGGCGTTGGCGGTGCGGTTGGTCTTGAACAGGCCGCCGATGAGGCCGCCGGCGATGGAGCCGATGATCTCGCCGCCGGGGATGGGTACGAAGCTGCCGATTGCGCCACCGATCTGCGCGCCGGTCGTGCTGGTCTTGAGGCCGAGGGACTTCATGATGCCAGCGGCCATCGTGCCGGTCGCAGCGCCAGATCCCGCCTTGCCGAGAGCACCGGAGACACCGCCGGTCGATCCGCCGAAAATGCCGGTCTGATCGACGATGCCCTTGAGGCCGCCCAAGATGCCGCCGGTGGTGCCGCCGGTCATGTAACCGGAGAGAGCTCCCTTCATCACGCCGCCGAGCATCTGCGCGAACTCGGTGCCGAAGGCGTCGCTCAGAGCTTTCTCGAACGGGTTGACGATCGCGCCGGAGATCTTGTCCGCGATCTCGGTGATCGAGCGATTGGTGATGTCGGTGGGGCGCTTCGTCGTCACCTCGATGACGCCGCTCTCTCCCGCTGCCGACATCGCGCCGGGCGCGTTCATCCCGCCGGACCACCCGACGGTGCGGCCAGAGAACAGAGCGTCGAACGCCTGCTTGAATTCCGGGCTTGTCGCGCTGGCGGTGACGAGGCCGTTGTCGTTCGCCGCGCCCGAGATACCCGCCGTCGCGCCCTTCACCGCATCGGTGAATTTCGTCAGCTCGTCGGCCGCGCGTTGGCTCTCCTTGCCTAGCGGCGATTGGCCGCGCAACTCGTCCTCGATCTGCTGGAACATGTCGCCGAATAGACTGTCGAACATGCGCTTGCCGTTGAGGTCCTGAAGAGCCTGCCGGATATCGCCGAAGAAATTGGAGGAGCGGCCGGAGAGCAGGTCGGTGAGGCTGCTGCGCGCCTGATCGAGCACGTCGAGCTGCGCTTCGAAGAGCGCCCGCTGGCGTTCCAACTCGCGGGTGCGGCGCTGCTCCTCGGCGACAACCGCGCGCACGGCGTCCTTCTGATCGTTGGTGAGGTCGCCGATCTGGTCTTCGAGGCGGAAGATCTCCTGCAACGCCGCGGCTTCATCTTCCTGCCCGGCCGCGAGCGCGGTCTGGATCTGAAGGCGGCGCTGGGCATCATCGGCCATCTGGCGGAAGGGGCGAACCAGCGCATCTTCGATCGTGCCCTTGGCCGCTTCGGCGTCGGCGATCATCTGCTCGAAGCCCGGCGGCTTACGCTGAGAAAGGTCCGCAATCACTGCATCCAGCTGACGAGTGGCCTGCGCTGCCTGGTCGATCAGGCGCGGCTGCTCGTCGAACCGCTCATTGATACGGGCGATCGCCTCCGCGCTCTGATCACCGAACCGCGCAAGCAGTTCCTGAGCCTTTGCGGTTGCTGCCTTGACCTTCTCCGGATCAGGAACTGAGCCCTGCCATGCGAGATGGAAGTGGTCGTCGTGGTCGCCCTTTTTGCCCGCCGAGCGGCCCGGGCCGAAGAGCTGCTGGACGCCGCCGGCGTTGCGCCGAATGTCGACGCCCGCATCGCGGAGGATCTGTTCCACTTCGGCGGTGGTGTACTGGCCCATGCCGCCGCCGGGCACGAAATCAAGGGCGCGACCGGCATAGTGGTCGGACCCCTTTACGTGCTTGCCGCCGGTGGTGGATGTGATCGTTGCGCCGGGGAACAAATCCTTGATCAGCGCGACCATGTCGCCGAGGTTGGCCTGCGCGGATGCGGACGCGCCGGAGGTCGCTTTGATGGCTTCCAGTTCCGCCTTCCGTGCAGCTTCGTACCCCGCGACCTCCTTGCCGAGTGCGGTGGCAACGGTGCCGGACGCCACTGCCGCCTTCCGTGCCCTTTCGATCATTCCGTCGTAGCGCTTGTTGATCGCTTCCTCGGCTGACTGGCTGGCCTGCTCTACTGTGAGGAAGGAGTCCGCGACGGTAAGGTTGTACTTCGCGATCTCGATGGACGCATTCTGCTCCGCGAGCTTCCATTCCGCAGCCTGCACCCGACGTTGGCTGAGTTCGAGCATGCCCTGGCCAAGGTTGCCGTCCTTCGCTGCGTTGGGCGATCGGGCATACGCTGCGTTGTACTGCTCTTGCGCGATCAGGCTTTCGAGCAAGGCCTTGGTCGTGTTGCGGATCTGGATTTCGCGGGCGAGGTTGGTCTTGGCGGATTCGACGTTGCGTTCAGCCTCGGTCTTGAGCGAAGCGATCTGCTTGTCGAGAGCAGCGCGCTGCTCTTCGATAGCCTTCTTGACGCCTTCCGCCGTCTCGCCGAACTGCTCCTGCGCTCGGGTAGTGCGCTCGGTTTCGCGGGCCTCTTCCTGCAGCTTGGCGACCAAGTCGTCCGTTGCATCGCCGGTGGCCACCATCTGGTAAACAAGGGTTCCCAGGACACCAGCACCCAATCCGACAGCCAACCCCCAAGGCCCGGACAGGTAGGTGGCAAACTTCCCGATGCGGTCATAAGTCTTGTTGGTATGCCCTTCGAGACCGGACAGGGCGAATGCGAGCTGCGGAAGCTGCTGCGCCGCGGCTACGCTGGCGCTCTGGCCCGAGTAGACCTGTATCGCGAAGTCCTGCATCTGCTGACCAGACTGCAGAACGGCCTGATTGAACCGGCGGCTCGTGACGATGTAGCCTTCGTGCGCCTCGTTCGAGCGGAACAGCGCCTGATAGCCCTCGCTCAACTGCTGGCGCGCGAAGTCCTGAGCCTGCCCGTATTCCCGCGCACCGATAGCGCCCTGCGACATCAGCCGGTCGGCCCGCTCCATCTCCGCGTCGAAGCGCTGCTGCAGCGCCAACGACGGGTCCATGGCCAACCGGAGTTCGTTGACCTCGCGGGTAAGCTCCGCCTGTGCCTTCTGCGATAGTTCGGACTCGACCCGAGCCTTCTTCAGCGCTTCGACGAAGTCGATGTTACGGGCAGCGGCCTCATCCGCGGCTCGACCCTGAGCTTGCTTTGCGTCAGCTTCTGCCCGCTCGATGGCCGCAAGGAACTCGAGGTTTTGCGCCTGGGCGGTGTAGTCGACGGTGGGCTGCTGTTGCTGCCGGTTCCGTTCGCGCTCCGCTTCGATGGCGGCCTGCACAAAGCCTCGAGCGCGATCCACAGCCTGACCATATTCGGTCTCAGTGATCGCTCCAGCCCGGCGAAGCTGGATCGCTCGCTCCAACTCCTGGTTGTACTGCTGCGTTGCAGCGACCATCGGATTTAGCTGCGCGCGCAGCTTCTCGGCATCAGCGGCCAGCCTGAATACATCAGCGCTGTCACTCGCGCTTTTCGGCGCGCGGTCATAGCCGAAACCCGCGCTGTAAAGGCTTTGGTGCTCCCGCCCTGCCACTTCGATGCGAGCGGCGCGCGCCTGTTCAGCGTAGAGTTCGCGCTGGGAGCTGGTCAGGCGTTGATTGGCGGCGGTCGACCCATCCAGCGCGCTCTGAAGCCGGGAATACGTGGTGATCTGGGTTTCAGCAACCTGCAGCGCCCGTTCGGCTTCTGAACGCTGGGCTTGAATGGACCGCAGATAATCCCGGGTGGCAGCACTGGTGTCGCCGGTTTCGGATGCGAGGCGCTGCGCCTCGATCGATACCTGCGTCAGCATATCCTTGTAGACGCGGATCTCGGCGGCCTGCTGGCGCATGTCGCCCAAGCCAAGATCGATCTTGCCAACCTCGGAGGAGATGCGCTTCATCGCACCCGAGATTACCGTCTCCGTCTCCTTGAAGCTGCGCTCGAACTGGCGCTTGGTGCGCGCGGCGGCATCCTCGGCGGCGCCGTACAGGCGATCGAAGACGCCGTTCTCTTCATAGCGCAGCGCGATATACGCGGGGAGTTGTGTCGGCGTGGACGATGCCATGTCAGCGCTGCTCCCTTGCAAGGTTGGTGGCGAAGATCTCGGGAAGGTCGGCCCGGATGGATTCGAGGATTTCGGTGATGTTCACCCGCGCGGCGCGGGAGGTGTGCGGAATGCCGACGAAGGCGACGACCATGTCCTTCTGGACCTGGCCCTTGCGCGGGCGGCCCTTCTTGGTCAGCGACTTGGCGCTGCGGGCGCGGCCCGACAGGTCGACACCGATGTTGCGGACGATGAGGAGAGGGTAGCCGTTGACGGAACGGATCAGCACCAGCGGGCCGATCTTGCTGTCGAAGCCTCGTTCCCGCCACAGAGCCGGGGTCATGCGCTGGCCTTCACCCTTCTTGTTGCTTCCGGCGAGGCGGCGGATCTGGTCGGTGGGAATCCAGAGCCAGCGGCCCCGGCGCGGGGTGATGTCGGCACCGTCGGTGTAGGAGGCGATCGCGCCCAGGGTGCGCTCCGAGCGCGAGCGGATGAAGAACTGCGCCGAGATGGAGAAGCGATCGCCAGCGAAGCGACGAACCGCAGGCTCGCCGCGCGCATCGATGGCGTTGCCAAGGCGGCCGAGGCTGGCGGAGGCGAAGCGCTCGCGAATCGCCAGCTTACCGCGCCGGGCAACCTGATCGACGGTGCGCACCGCCGCGCGCTCGATCGTCTGGATCGCATAGCGGCGGTAGTCGGCGACCATGCCTCGGGTAGGCATGCGCACGTCGGCAGAGAAGCCCATCAGCTCGGGCGCTTCGGATCGAAGTCGTGAAGGGCGACAGCGATGGTGTCGAACGCCTCGATCAGGATCATGGGCTGATCGAGGTAGGCGCCGCCATCAGGCCAGACGCGCCCGGCCATGCCCATGTCGCAGCGACGGTACATCGCGATCAGCGACCACTCGGCTTGCGTGACGAGCGCGCGGGGGTTTTCCGAGAACGTGCCGACGCCCGCGACTTCCCACTCGTTCCGCCCGTGCCAGTCTTCGAAGTATCCGGGGTCGGATCGGATGGCACAGGCGAGTCGGAGTTTCCCACCGACGCTTTGTCGAGGAAGAGCCGGCGCATGCATTCGAGGGACAGTTCCTGCGAAGGGCGCATGCCTTCGGCGGGCGCGTGCTTGCGGGCGAACTTGTCGAGCCGGTCGGCAAGTTCGAGCAGGCAATCGAAGGTGAGGTAGCGACCACGCTTGATCAGCGGGGCGTCGAAATTGTCGAAGCCGGCGACGATGACCGAGTTGATCGCATGGTTGAGCATGCGGTTGTACGCGGCATTGTCGGCGAGCATCAGTCGGTATGGGCGCCAATCGCGGGCAAGCTGCTCGAGCACTTCCTGCAAGATGTCCTGGCCCTCGTAGACCAGCGGCACGCGATCGGCCGGGAGCACGTCCTTGTTCTCGGCATCGTAGGCGTCGACCGCATCCCACCATCCCTTCACCTGGGGTTGCCAGGTGTCGAATTCTTCGGGGGTGAACAGCTCGCGCATTGCACGTAGCAGCTCGGCGCGCATGGCCTCGCTGGTGTACGTGATGGCGCCTTCCTCATCCATCACTCGGCGCTGCTGCTCCTTCTCGCGCGGGGTGCCCCAGCGCAGGAGGAAGGTCGGGGGGTTTTCGAGATGGGCCAGCGAGGCGGGCACGAACGGCTCCGCCTCACCAGCTTCGAGCGGGTAAGTGGTCATGGGGTGGCGACCTTGTTTGGGGTGGCTGGTGGCCCGTCAGGGCCGGGGGATCAGGCGAGGTAGGGGAAGTTGATGCAGAAGTTCCGCGGGAACACGTCGACCCACATGTCGCCGGTCTCGTTGATGAAGTCCTGGCCCATGTTTGGCGACTGGTAGTTGAACCGCGCGTCCGGGACGACGACCTGCACCATGCGACCGCTGGTGTAGCCCCACTGCGCGAACACGCCGTACTGCAACTGGCCCTCCGCCATCGCGAGCGTGTCGAACTGCGCCTTGAGGTAGGCTTGGCGGTCCATGTTGATCGTGGTGCGGCTCTCGACCAGCACGCCCGCCTCGGAGCCCTCGGTGTAGTTCGGGTTGGGCGGGAAGGCGACGCGCAGGCCGAGGTCGACGACGACGCTGGACCCGCCCACGGCCTTGCCGGCGACCCAGAACTTGCCGTCCTTCCAGAGCGGCACCGGGCCGAGCGCAGGAACGGCGGGGGTGGCCTCGTCAGCGTATGCGCTGATGGTGGCGGTGTAGGTCACTTCCAGCATGGGCTGGGAAGCCGCATCTCGGGTGCTGACCGGGTTGTTGATGCGCAGGCCCGAGATCTGGAAGTCGACGAGGTCGTAGCGCAGGCCGCCAAGCCAGAGCTTGGTCGAAAGCGAGGGAGCATCCGCCTGCGTCATGTCGCGCTGGTAGGAGAGCTGCTTCGGGATCTGGTAGTTGGCGGCCGGGGCGGTGCCCAGGACCTCGAACAGCTCTGCGCTCTTCGTGGCCCCGGCGTAATGGCGAACGGCGGTCACCCGATCGTATGCGGTCGCGGCGAGGTCGGACAGGACCAGCGCCATGCCCTTGTAGAGATCGTCCGTCGAGCCGGCGGCGGTGCCCAGCACGGCATGGGTGGTGTCCGATCCGCTGCCGAGCGTCGCGGGAGCGGCGGGGATCGCGGTGGTGGTCCGAACCTCGGCGAACTTCGCGGCCTTGAGGATGCGACCGAGCAGGAAGGCGTCGGCAGCGGGAACGTCGGCGCCGCCCGGGGGGCGCAGGTAGACGTTGAACGAGCCCGAAACGGTCTTGCCCGCCAGGTCGTCGCCGTTCTTGTGGATGCTGCCGGTGTATTCGGCATTCTGCACCGTGACACCGTTGATCGCGAACTGCAGGTTCGAGATCGCCATCATGTCGGTGGTGGAGTTCGGCGCGTCGTAGACGTTGGGAAGCGTCTGCATCTTGAGCGCGAACGCGGTTTCATTGGCCTTGCGGGACATGGCAATCCTTCCTTGCTGGCGTCAGTCGCCGTCGGCGCCGTCGGGCGCGGGGGTTTCGGGGGCATCGCCAGCGGTGGCGGGCGGAGTGGGGGGCGCCTGTTCGATGCCTGTGGCGTCCATCAGCGCAGCGACGCGACGGGCCTCGATGGCGGTGATGATCTCGGGGATGGTGTCACCCTCGGCGACAACGACACCTTCGGCGGCGGCGATCTTCACCAGCTCAGGGCGCTTCTTGCCGGAGAGGCCGGTGCCTTCGTCAAGGGTTTCGCCGCGACCGGCGGCAACGGCCTTGGCTGCTGCCAGGACCGGATCGTCGCCCGCTTCGAGGGCGTCGTGCAGCACGTTGAACTCGACCGTGGCCGAGGGAAGGGAGGGCAGGCGGTTCATGTGGTTGCTCCTTGCGGGCTCAGAACAGGTCGCCGCCGACACCGATGATGGTGAAGTGGTCGCGGCGGGGGGTGTAGAAGGTGGCGACGCCTTGGAGTGACGAGCCGCCGATCGACTTGCCGTTGTCCATGGGCGGGGCGACGTCGCGCTCGTCGAAGTCCTCGATCCGGCCGCCGAGCACAGGATCGGTGCCGATGGCCTCAAGGACCAGCGCGATCTTCTCCATCGAAGCGCGGCTGACCTTCCCGGCGCGGGCGCTGGATTCGAGGTGGTCAAAGTTCAGCACCATGCGGTGCTTGGTCTGGCCTTGACTGAAGTCGTTCTGGAACGTCCACGACTCCACCGAGATGACCACGCAGTCGAGTTCGGTGTCGGCATCAATGCCGTCGTCGGGGTCGCGATCAGTTTCAAACGTCGTGCCCGCGAGCGGGGCATAGCCGCGGAACAGTGCCGCGTAGGCCTCGACGATCTTGGTCTGCGCGGTGGGACGCGGATCAGGCATTGCTGTTCACGTCCTTGAGTTCGAACGCCCAGCTCGTGCCCATCTGGTCGCGGCGCACGTTGACGGGGCGGAAGGTGCGGTTCGGCACCTTGGGAAGCTGCAGGGTGACGCCCCGGCCGGGCTTGGCCGGAACGTCAACCATGAGGACCGACACGGTGATGTCCTGGGCGATCACCTCGCCACCGTCGAACGGCAGCTCGCCATCGACGTATTTCACGTCAGCGGAGATGCTGCCGAACGCCGGGGCACCGGCGGGACGATAGCGGATGGTGTCGCCCAGGTAGTCGGTCGTTTTGCGGTCGAGGATCTGATCAAGATCCTCAAGGCGAGGGATGGGCATCAGGCCGGGGGCGCATCGCCTTCGTCACCGGTCTGGTCGGCATCAGCCTTCAGCTCGGCGATCTTGGCGCGAACGGTCTCGGCGTCCCAGCCGTTGAACACCTTCTTTCCGGCCAGCTTCTCGTACTTCTCGCGCAGGGCGCCGAGGTCGTCACCGGTCTGGTCGGCATCGGCCGCGTTCTCCGCCGGGGTGAGTTCCGCGATCTGCTTGTCGGCCTCTTCGAGTTCGGCGAGCAGTTCGTCGCGCTCCGTTTCCAGCTCGGTGACGCGAGTGTGGAGCGTGGCGATCTCGGCGTTCTCCCCTTCCAGCTCGGCGATGCGCTCGCGCAGTTCGGCGATGACGTCTTCGTCATCTTCGTCCCCGGCGGTTGCCTGGCTCTGCTCAGCGAGGTTGCGTTCCTGCTCCTCGGTGAAGGCGCCGATGGGCTGGCTGAAGGAGTCGTCGCCGACGCCCTTCGTTTCGCCCGCGTCCGAGAAGCCACTGGCGACGGCGGCGCGGCGCAGCGCGTCCTTGCCCGGGTCTGCAATGACGCCCTCGTCGAAGAGCGTCTGCAGATGGCGAGGATCGACCTTCTCGTTTCCGGGCTTGAGCACAACCATGCTCAGCCCGTCGTGGAAGACCTTCTGCGTGAGGACGCGAACCCTGATCTTGTCAGCCATGTCGGCCTCCTCAGATCGTGCCCGTCAGGACCAGGTCCGGACGCGCGTTGACGAAGAGCGGGTAGGAGTAAATCTCCGGCTGCACCCACTGCTGCTTCTCGCTCTTGTCCTTCTCGAGGAAGGGGTAGTAGCGGCGGCCGGGCTGGTTGAGCAGCGGCATGGACTCGTTCATCGGACCCATGACGTGCTGCCACATGCCCGGGACACCGACAGGGAAGAACTTCGCCTTGTTGGTGGGGATGGCGATGGTCGAGCCGTCGTCGGTGCCGCGATAGTGGAAGAACTCGACGCCACCCAGCGGGAAGCCGGTCCACAGCAATTCGCCGCGAAGTTCTGCCGCCGCCGCCCAGTTGTTGTAGGTCTTCTCGACCGCCGGGTGACCGGTCAGAGCGAACCAGAATGCGTCGCCGACGATCGCACGGACGCGGAAGCGCGGGTCATTGCCTGCGCCCGATGCACGAGCGATCGGCATGACGATGAGCGTGGCGATCTTCTCGCGGAGTTGCCCGATGGTCATGTTCGGATCGTCGAGCGTCAAATCGATGTCGCTCGGCTGCGTGATCCCGAATTCGGTCCAGAAGTTGACCAGCGTGGAGCCGTCGGTATCGAGGATCAAGCCGTTCAGCGAACCCTTGCGCATGTTCTCGAACGTGGCTTCGGTGTCGCCGATCAGCTTGTCCTGCTTCTTGGCGACTTCGGCGGCACCTCGATCCGTTTCCGTCTCGTCTTCGAGCGGGCTGATGTTCGCCAGCTCGTGCGCGTACAGCTTGTCGCCCTTGGCGAGGCGCGGAATACGCAGCGGGCGCGCGTCCTTGTCATCCGGCACGGCCATCTCGATAGGCGCACCGCGAAGCGTGGTGCGGATGAGGTTCACGTACCGCTTGCGGCTGATGACGTAGACGGTGTCGGTCGTCGCGCGGACGGGCTCGAAACCGATGATGCTGTCGAGCTGGTTGGGGACGTAGGGACGGCGATCGATGCCGCGGATCATGGCGGCCTGCGTGAACGCATCGCCGCCGAAAACTGCCATGGAAATGGCCATTGGTAGGTTCCTTTCTAGGAGAGGCTGGCGGCGTTATTCGCCGGCGTGCTGCGGAAGCACCTTGAGCCCCTTGAGGCGCAGGGCGTTGCGGACGGCGAGCATGTTCGGCGCCGACATACCGGTCAGGTAGGTCAGCATATTGCCGTTGATGGTGGCCGGGCCATTCACCGTGCCGACCGCCTTGACGTCAGCGCTGGTCGCATCGACCCGGTTGAACAGGATGATGGCGTTGGCCGGGAGCTGGGCGCCGTTGGAGAGCGCGGGGTCGTGGACCACGTACTTGCCCGAGGCGGTGATCTTGGCGATGATCGTGCCCGGAAGGAGCACACCGGCGCCGGACGCGACGATGATCTCCTCGTTGATGATGTTGAGGGCTGCGCTCTCGCCGAGGTAGCAGCCGTCGCGGCGGTTCTCGAAGGTAACTGCGGGCATTTACTTCGCTCCTTCCGTGAGGCCGTAGGCCTTGGCCCAGACGTCGTCGGCGGCCTTGCGCTTGTCGGGCTTGCCGTCGCCGCCACCGCCAGCGTCGATGTCGCTGTTGTTGTTCTCCTCGAGCGCGGCCTTCATTTCCTTGCGGCCAGCTTCCTCGGCGGCAGCGCGCTGCTGCTCTTCGGTCAGGCCTGCGCCGCCCTGGGGCTCCGCCCTCGGCATGTCGGCGAGCAGGTCGACGATGTCTTCGGCCGACAGGTTCGGCTTGCCGAGCATCTTCGCGGCAGCGGCTTCGCGCCCGGCGTAGTGCTCGGAAGCGAAGACGGTGTTCATGCGCTCGTTTGCGGACTTGAAGCCGGTGTCGCGGCCCTCCGTCCGTGCCGCTTCGAGGGCGGCCTTCGTTTCTTCGTCCACGGATTTCTCCTTCTTGTTGGACGTGGTGGTGGGAGGGTTTTCCCGGTCTTCGTTACCCGGCTCTTCCGGGGTCAGATCTTTGTCGTCGTCGGGCGCGCTATCGGCGGCGCTGCGCACGGCCTCGCGATGCGCGGACAGACGCTTGCTGGTTGCCATTGCTGGTTCCTTGGTTTCGCCGCTCAGGCGGCTCGGGCTTCGGCCTTGAGCGCGGCCCAGGCTTCGTCCTCGGACATGATGCCATCGATCAGGCCGAACTTGAGGAGGTCAGGCCCGGTGAGGACTTCACCGCGCAGGTCGCGGATCGACTTCGGCGTCTTGCCGCGCATGGCTGAAACGAACTCGACGATCTGCTCGCTGGTCTCATCGACGATGGCGCCCAGGCGGGCGATGGTGTCCTTGTCGATCTTCTCGCCCGCCTGGCCCCGCGCCTTTCGGTCGGCCCACTCGGCGCGGATCGCGATGGGTTCGAGGCCCGCCTTCTGATACGCGACCGACTTGTCGAGGATGTTGATGATCGCAGCGATCGATGCGCCCATAATCTCCTGGCGACCGTAGATCTTGTCGCAGGCGCTGGCGAGAACGTAGGCGGCGCTGCAGGCGCGCTCATCCAGCCAGGCATAGATCGGCTTGCCGCCTTCGGCCTTCGCCATGCTCGCCAATTCCTCGGCGGCGGCGAACATGCCAGCGCACTCCCCACCGCCGGAATCGAACGGAATCCACGTCGCCGAGACCTGCGGGTCGTTGCGTGCGGCGCGGGCCTGCCGGATGATCCGATCATAGCCGACCAGTCCGCTTTCGCTGTCGAGCCAGCTTCCACGATGTACCAGCGTGCCGCGCACCGGGATGACGGCGATGTCGCCCTTCACCGCGTAGGGAAGGCGCTCGCCGTCGCGGTAGAAGCTGGCTTCGTCGGCCATCGCCGATACCGCCGGGCGATCCAGCGTGACGGCGGTGATCTTTTCAGCCTTGGTGCCGAGCAGGCGGGACTGCGCGAACTCGCACAGGACTTCGTTCTTGAACTCGTCGAGCGCCAGAGGGCGATTGTACAGGCGCTCAGCCCAGAGCGGGAACGAGGTCATGCGGGCTCCTGCTGTCTGTTGCGCGCGGGCGGCGTGGGCGGCGCGGCGTTATCGCCGGCGGCATCTTCCTGCGCCGCGTCCTCGGTGGCGGCGGTGGCCGCCTTGAGGTTGTGGTTGATCGGATCGAGCCCGCGCGCCTTGCGGCGGTCCTGATAATACTGCTCCTCGGCAAGCACGTCCTCGGGGTCGCGGCCACGTTCGAGGATGGCTTCGACCGTGGACATGCGACCGGCGGCGGTATCGAGATTGTTGGCGTTCGCCTCCTTGAGCGGGTCGACGCTGCCGCGCCCGGGGCCGATCCACTCCGCCATGCAGAGCGCGGTCTTGTTCCGGTAGAAGTTCGCGGGACCACCGGGGACCTTCACGTCGCCGTTGGCCACCTCGACCTCAAGCCACGCGGCATAGATCGGCGTCAGGAAGTGCTGCGTGAAGAACCAGCGGTCTTCCATGAACGAGCGCCACAGTTCGTTGAGCAGAGCCCGCGCCGAGGAATAGTTGATGCCCGACCAGTCCTGCGAGAGCTGGGGGTAGCTGACACCCAGCGAGCCCGCGATCTTCTGCAGGACGAAGCGGATGAAATCGGGGTAGTTGCTGTTCGGGTGCGTCGCCGCGGGCGTGTGCACCTTCTCGCCAGGGAAGAGCTGATTGACCTGGGCGCCGTCGACGCGGGCAGGGTGCTCGCCGCGATAGTTGATGTAGGCGGCGAGCCACGGATCGAGATCATCGTCGTCCGCCGCCGGCGCGAGCATGTCGCCGATGTCTTCCGGCGAACCGGCGGACTCGATGAAGATGGAGAACAGCGCGGACTTGAGCGCCGCATTGACCTCGGCGCGGTCGACGCGGTCGATCATCTTCGCCGGGACCATGATCTCGGCGAGGCGGCTGATACCCCGGTTCTGGTCTACCCGGCGCGGATTGAAGACGTGGATGAACTTGGCGCGGCCGGTCTTCCCGCGCACGGGGATGAAGGTGTAGCGCTCCTTGTCCCGCGTGGCGGTGGTGTCGCCCGGGTGGCGCGAGGCGACCCATGCCCCGGTCATGGCGCCGTTGGCATCGAAGGCGATGCCGTCGCGCAGCAGCGGCCCTTCGCTACCCTTGAGCAGCGGCGGAGTGCCGACGCGCTCCGGTTCGATCAGCAAGAGGTTGGTGGTATTCGTGAGCCCGCGCGCATCGTCGCGGACCTCAGCACAGGCTTCTCCGTCGCGGACGTAGCCCAGATAGGCGAGGCGGGCCTGAGCGCCGAACGTCAGGCGCTGCTGGGCATCGTTGCGGTGCTCGATGTCGTTGCCCCAGACGTCGAAGCGGGCCTGCGTGATGCCGGTCCACTTCATGCGCCAGGCATAATCGCGGCCGAGCAGTTCGTACTTGGGCTGGGCGCTCAGCCTGATGTTGACGCCAATGACGGATTCGACGCGGCGGTCCAGACCGGCGTTGATCCAGCCGTTGTTCTCGTCGAGGTCGCGGCTGCGCCCGAGTATAGTATCGAGGCCGTAGTCGCGCGAAGCGCCAGCGAACCTCATGCCCGGTGCCCAGCCGGAGAACTCGGTCAGGTCGTGGCGGGCGGCGTCGCGGCGCTGACCGCCGCCGGGGAAGAAGGTGAAGGCCGCGGCGGCGCTTCCGCGCTGTTTCTTGTAGTGCTCGGGAGACATCAATTTCTCCACGCAAGTCGGGTGGGACGGCGGCGGCGGCGACCGCTTTCCCCATCAACCGCCCCCGCGTACTCGCTTTCCAGCGACGTGATCGCGGTGTTGAAGTCTTCGAGGCCCATTTCCGAGAATTTGAGCCGCTTGCCGTCGCGCCAAACATCGACGATGCGCTCGCCACGGATGAACGCCGCACGCGCGGCGCGAACGTCGGCCAGCTCGGCTGCGATCTCCGTAGGCGTGCGTTGGATCATCTCATTTCCTGTTCATGCGCTCCCAAGGGGACACGCGGGTTGGTGCGGGACGGGCCGGCGCGGCGCCTTCATCTCGCCCGCCGATTGCAGGATCACCCCCCTTCGGTTTGAGTGACACGGGCGTGGCCCAAGGCGGCAGCTTGCCTTCAGCCCACTTGATGTCTTGGCGGTCGGGCTTAAGCAGCAGCCGTCCGCATTCGGTGTAGGCGAGCAAGTCGATGGTCTCCTGTGCGCCGTTGCGCACATATTTCCCCTCGATCTTGGGCTCGCGGAATAGCTCGTCGTACCCGGCTTGCGGGAAGTTCGCGGCGAAGTAGATCTGACCCGGCGAACCGTCATCGATCAGCAGGTAACCGGCGCCTTCGTCGTTGCCGAAGATGTCGTCCTTCAATCCGTCCACGCCCGCGATGTGCAGCGCCACGGCCGGTTCGATCTTCTTGCCGTCGTCGTCCACGCTCAGCATCGTCGGCTTGAGGCCGAGGTGAGGGCGCTTGCCGCCCATGCCCTTGATGCAGCGGACCCGAGCCCAGGCGCCCCATTTGCGATCGGAGGCGCGCCGGGCGTACTCGTAGGCCTTGTTCGTGATGTTGCCGTCGCCGCTGTCGATCAGCAGCACCGCAACCGGCATCGCGAACCCGGGCCGGCTCTGCATCGGCAGCATCCGGTCGATGACATCGTCGAGGACGTGCCAGTCGTCCTGCACGTTGACGAGGTCGATATCGCGCATCACGCCATCGGCATGCCGGCGCTGTCGGATGGTGTGGCGATCGATCAGCCAGGACCGGCCTTCGAGGTCCCAGCCGCGCAGCAGCAAGTCCACCTTGCGGTGACCGGGATCCGCCGCTGCCGTGATGAAACGGACTTGTTCGGGCACGACACCCAGCGGGAAGTCCACGACATCGCGGTCGCCATCCTTCGCGGGCCGGGCCAGCGCATCGGTGCGGCGCCTGAGGGCCGCAGCATCGATCCCCTTCAGGTCGGCCTCGCTTTCGAAGGCCTCGCCGAACGTGCGCACCAGAACCTGCTTGAGCTTGTCGTTCTTCCCGGTGCGCTCCTTGTGCTCGAGCGCGCCTTCGAGCTGGGCTGCCAGACTGGACAGGGGAACCTGCCCGGACATCAGCACGTGCACCCAGAAACCCCAGGTCTCGTTGTCCTCGACGTCGCCGAGGATGCCAGCATCGATGTCGAGCACCTGGCCCTTGTGCATGTAGGCACCGTCATCGATCATCTGACCGCGCTCCAACTCGCCCAGCGGGCACCCATTGGGGCAGGCGATCGTCGCCGTCCGCCGGGCCAGCGCGAGGCGCTGATCGATTGGCGTTCCTTCGGGCGCCTTCTCGTAAGCGATCCGGAAGCGCGGCACGTCCGGCCAGTGCTTGGTCGGGTAGGGCGACCCGTGAACACCGCAGCAGGGGCAGCGGAATATGAAGATGCCCTGCGTCGACAAGATCCATGCCGCCGCGATTCCACCGGACCAGCCCACGTCGGGGTGGGCGCAGGCGTAGATCTTGCGGTCGGTGCCGAGATCGCTCTGACGCTGGCGACCCTGTTCCAGAAAGTTCGAGCGCCAGGCTTTGCCGTAGCTGTCGGGCTCGTCGAACACGATGTACCCGAACTGGCGGTTCGTCGTGGTCTTGCCCGACATCACCATCAGCTCGAAAATCTGCGAACCGATCCGCTTCAGCGACTTCGTGTTGCCGTCGGTCCCGGACTTCGGGAGGCGCGAGCCGAAGTGATCTTCCATGAGCGGCTTCAGCACACGGTCAGCGTAGGAGGAAACCTCCGTCGGCCCCGCGAGATACCAGCCCACGTCCCATGACGGGCCGTTGTCGAGGCACTTCGCTGCGAAGTTCTCCGCGATCATGGTCCCGCCGATCCGTGACGGCTTCGGCACGATGATCTCGCGGACGTTCGGGTTGTCGTGGGCTTCCGCGATGGGAAGCAGCGCCTTGGACCGGCTCGGCGACCAGTCGGTTTTCGTGCCGTCAGGCTTGCGGACCACCCGGCGTGTCTTCGACCATTCGAGCGTGGTCAGCGTGTCGCGAGGCTTGAGAAAGCCCAATGCCCCGGCAGCGATGTCCCAAGGCTGTTCGCAGAATTCATTGGCGGCAAGCAGTCGCGCCTGCTCAGCCAACTCTTTCCTGCTGTAGACCCGCACTCTGGCGCTGCTCCTCGATGAACTTCGCCGCCGCTGCGTGAACCTGTGTGGCGACGCTGCGGAGGTAGTCGTCCACTGCGGCCCGGACATGCGGTGGCAGGTTGCCGTTGGGATCGACCCGCGTTCGCACACCGAGGATCGCCGCGGTGACGGTCTGGTTGTACCCTTCGACGAAAGTGATCATTTGCCCCTTGGGCGTGTATTCCCGCTGCTTCTCGCGAGCGGCGACGACCGACAGGGTCATGTCGACCATCTGCTTCGTCTCGGCGAAGGTGGCCGCGTCCTCGTCATCCGGCAGGCTGACACCCACCGCCTTGCGGATCGCCATGTTCCTCTGCGCCTGCTTCTCGGTTCGCGCCGTGAAGTGGGCGATCAGCAGGTCGATGGCGCGGAGCGGCTTGAACTCCCAAGGGACGCCGTTCCCGCCGCGCTTCACCGCCCCCTTCGCCTCAAGGGCAGGGGTCGCATCGACCCAATCCCGAAGCGTAGGCCAGCCCAGGCCGAGCAGTTCGGCCATGGGCTTGGCGTCGAGTTTCACGCCCCGCGCAAGTTTTTCTGCTTTCGGCCGCGCGTTGCGCAGACGATCGAGCTTGATACGGTCACCTTGAGCGGGCCGGGCCATTCAGAAAACCGCAGATTTCGGGGGTTTTTGCAGTGTAAGAAAATCGCGCAATCCAGTTGAGCGCTGAAATTCCAACGATGACGAGATACGCGCCTTATCACTCACGCGCAAGCCCCTTTGTGCTGGTTTTCGTCGAGCGCACGGATATGCGCCCATTCGACGTCCTTCTCGTCGATGTTTCGCGCAACCTTTTCCCGAATTTCTATCCAGTTATCAAGGGCTTGGATAAGTTGGCGTCTCGCCTTTGGCCATCCTACTCGGAAGCGGCGGGCCTTCACGAACAGCGAGCCCGGTTCGAGCAGCATGTCGAGGATCATGCGCTTCGGCATCGGCAAGCGCTTGCGCCATTCGGTGTAGGCGACCGACAGTCGGACCTGGGCGATGTGTTCGACCAGCGCGTCGCGCGCCGAACCCGAGCCGTCCACCCGAGCCTCGAAGCTGGCGCCGCGCATGCCGGTGTCCCGGGTCAGGATCTCGGACGCCGACACGATCTCGACCGACGCACCGTACTGGTCCTTGTCGATGACGCCCCGGAAGAACAGATCCGCGAACGGCGACGTCGCCATGTTGCGCTTCGTGCGCGCCAAGGTGAAGCTCTCGATGTGCAGGACGAACTCGTCCTTGTACTCGGCGTGCTGCTCAGCCTCGGGCGTCACCAGCGGACCGCTATGCCGTAGCCGAAGCTGCTCCTCGTGCTCGACGCGGGCGCGCCATTCGAGGTTCGTTTCCGCCGGACGCTTCTCCCGCCAGCTCTCTTCCGCCCCGTTCATTTTCAAACTCTTCCTTTCACCCCGAGGGCCTTGCTTGCGAGCAGATCGAGCTGCTTCTGGTCGGTCCATGAATTCAGCCATTTCCGGTTGATCAGGACCATTTCACCGTCCGTCGCCTCGTAGGCGTCCCGGGCGGCCTTGCGCGCCATGGCGGGGTCTGGATCCCGCATGCTGGCGGCGTATGGAGTCAGGCTGGTACGTCGAATTCCTGCGGTCACAGCAGGCCTCCCTGCATGAGCGAGTGGTATCGCTCGTTGGTCATGCCGCGGCGGACGTGGGCGCGAAGCCAGGACCGGTATCCCCGCGTCCGCTCCTCGGTCCAGCCGGCGAAATCGGTCAGTTCTCCCCGGATCAGCTTGCGCGCGGCGCTGGCGTCGACACCTTCGAGGGACTGGATCTGGTTGGCCTTGCCGTTCGGCCCGTCGATCGTCTCGACGTAGTACCAGCGCTCCATCTCACGGCTGAAGGGCCGCGAGTTGTTGTCCTCGCACCACGCCAGCATGTCGTCCCACGACCAGCGCGATCCGGTGGCGAGCCAGGCGTCCGCCGTGTCGCTCATCCCCGCTTCCTCGCCATACGGGCGGCGGCCAGCTCGCGCGCCGCGCTCTGGCGAAGCGTGTAGCGGCCGTCGTCCTCAAGCCGCAGCAGCGAGCGGGTTTCCGCCATCTGCTTCCACGTCTCGGGCAGAGCATCGATCCAGTCCTGGGGGACCTTGTCGTCAGCGATCAGGCGGAACATCGCCTCGTCGAAGCGGGTGGTGTGCTCGGCGCTGATCCGGCGCAAGACGTCGGAGCGCTTGGCGGCGAGGGGGTTGCGCACCGTGAACCCTCGCAGGATTTCCAAGCACTCGGCGATCGTCGGGAACCACTTGCAGCGGGCCAGCGCCGTCGCTTCGAGGTGCTTGATCGCCTCGAGCGGGTACCCGCCCAGCATCCGGCGGTAGGCCGCGATGCGCAGGTCGCCGGAAATGCCATCGTCGGTCTGACGGGGCAGGCACGCGTCGAGCAGGACGATCACCTCGAGAAACCTAGCCTCGGGGCAGGGCGCGGGCGGGGGCAAGGGGCAGTTCGCCATCGCTTCCAGCTCCGCCAGCATCGCGTCGTCCAGCCGCCTCGGAAGCCTCGCGAGATCGAGCTTCCGCAAGCTGTCGGTGGAGCGCAGAGGTTGTTCCGTCGGGCTGACCACGGCGCGCAGTGCCGGCAGAACCTGTGAGATTTGCTGAGCCATTGCCGGAAACCTTTCGCTGTTCGGCTTGGAGGGAGGCGGTCATCCACGAGACCGGATCGGTGGGGCCTTCGACCTCGCACCGGGAGAGGACGGCGAGCACGACGCCATCGCCGAACTGCTGGCGCCACTTGCCGAGCAGCCTGCGAGCCTGTTGCTCGGTCGGGACGGCATGCCGGAGGATCGCGAGGCCGGTGTCGAACACGGCCTTCGTCAGGTCCCGGGCAGTCGGGGCAGGGGGATCTGTGACGGGAGGTTCATCCGGACCGGGTTGATCATCATCCGGACCGTCGGGCGCGTCAGCGCCGGTAGGTACGTCAGTACCTACTGAACCCTTATTATTAGAATCTCCCTGTCCCTGTCCCTGTCCCTGTCCCTTTCTCTTGGATGCTGTTTCACGCGTGACATCACCGTGACGAGAAGGTTTGTCACGCGTGACATCTTCTTCCGTCACACGAGACATTTGCGTGACCACGTCTGTGACGCGTTCAGGACGACCAAGGCCATCCCAATCCTCAAACGACGGAGATTCCAGCTTATTCTTCGGATTGCGCTCATTGTGCTTGCGCACGGCAGCACAGAAAGTGCGATGGCGCTGACGTATTTTCCCGTCCCACGCCTCATTCACCTGCTCGGCGACGACCGGATGATAAAATCTTCCGTCGCTGCACAAAACGAAGCCGCGCATCGCGCCTTCCTTGTTCCGCTGCCAGGTTTTTTTGTCGCGACCGAGGCCAACGAGGCGCATCAGCACGGTGTCGTTGTCGGGCAAACTGCCTGCCGGAAGCTGGTGCCAGGACGCGGCCCAGAGCAGCACGGCGTACCAGCATGCCTCCGGTTCCTCCTCGGCAGCGAGGTCGCTGTCACGCAGCCTCGCGACGTGCAGGGGCATGAACGGGAAGTCCTGCAGGTCGGCGTCGGCCGAGACAGGGGGTGTCGGTCGGTCTGTCACCGCGTCAACTCCGGGAAGAAGGGAAGTAGGGGGCTGACGTGCGCGGAGGAGCGCCAAGCGGCCTCGTCGATCGATGGATGCGGTACCGGGCTGTCGGGCCAGAGAATGTCGGCGATCGCGTTGATCAAGCTGTCGCGGGGAATGAATGTGCCTTCCGCGTCGAGGTAAAAGAGGAAGGAGCTGAGACGATCGCCGAAGAAGAACCACTCGCGATGCGAAGCGAGGGGGGCGAACGCCTCATGGAACGCTTTTTCCAATGCCAGCGTGCCTTCAGTGTAGGCCAGCAGTTCAAGGGGAACCGGACTGCCTGCTTGGAAGGCGTGCATGCGGCGCAGAGGGCATCCGCTCGTGAAGCCGATCTTGACGCAGAGAGTGGTGTCGAACGCGCGCAGCTTCGTCGCTTCCGGCCCTATGAAGTACACGACCCCGTCAGATTTGCTGCGCCTCACCGCGCATCCCCCAGGAACGGTAGGAAGTGCTCGCAACCGATCGTCGTGCGGGTACCGCAGGCGTGGCATTCGCTATCGGTCAGCGCGCGGCGCGTCGGCACCTTCTTCGGCGGCGGCCCCAGCTTCATCTCGCGGTGGATGGCGGCAACCTGCTTGCCGTCGATCTTCGGCTCGGAGATCATCGCTGCGGCCTTGAGGCGGGCGGCCTGCTTGGCGGCCACGCGGCGCTTGAAGTCGGCGAAGTCCTCGTCCTCGTCGGACACCTCCGGGGCAGGCTGCGGGGCCGGTCGGTTAGCGGGCTTATCCTGCCGCGCCAGACTGCGCAGCGGGCGTTCGGCGCGCTGCGGAGATACCATGGTCGGGTGCGCTGTGGTCAGGCGCTTCGCCTCGCGAAACCGGGCTTCCCGCTCGCTGGCCTCGGCGGCGCATTCGGCACGGATCTTCTCGGCGGCGTCGGGGGCACGAACATCATCGGTCGCGCGCGCCCTGACGGTGACCATGGCGACGGCGCGGATGAAGCCGTAGCGTTCCGGATGGAGGCGACCTTCCCGATCCAGCCGATAGCGGCCGGGGACGATGTCGTGCTGCGGGTGGATTGCGACGATCGCTGTCATGCCACCGCGCTCCCGAGCTGGGGCCGCAACGTCTCGGCCGCGAGCCATGGCGGCGTCACCCCGTCGAGCAGGATGGCGTAGGTCAGGATGCCGATCGCGTCGGCCTCGTCATTCGTCTTGGGCGCGAAACCGAACTGCTTGCACCGCTCGATGACGAGCTTCTTGAGCAGGTTGGTGCTGCTGGCCTTGCTGTCGCCCGCCTTGCGCCGGCGCCGCGTCCCGGCCTTGACCTCGCGAACGACCATGTCGCCGATGAAGTCCTTCCTCCACCGCTCGACGTTCACTTCCTTGACGATCCGGCACCGCTTGATGTGGCCGAAGGATTGCGCGTGGGAGGCGAGGCCACCGAGGAGCCAGATGGTCTGGACCGTCGTGCCGCCCTGCAACTGCCCGGGGGTGATCGGCTCCTCGAAGTACAGCTTTTCGAAGCCCATGACCTTGTGGAGGTCGGACATGCAGCGGTGCAGCTTGGCATAGACGCCGCCGTTCGAGGTGTACTCGGAGCCGAGGACCCAATGGCCGTATCGCGGCGCGTCAGTGCCGGGCGTCCATAGCGCCCAGCCGGTGGATGATTTGCTCAGGTCGAGCGCAAGGTAGCTCATGGGATCTCCGCATCTTCTGCGCGATCCTCGCCCTGGCAGGCTTCTCGAGGCATATGCCGCCTGCCAGGGTCCGGTCGCGCCCGGGGTTACGCCCGGACGTGAAGGTCAGTGGGCTCGCGCTTCCGGCGCGGGCTTGGATGGTGGCGTGATGCTGCTGATCGAGGCAGTGCGAGCGGTACGGCGCGGCTTGCGCCCGGCCTGCTTCTCGACTTCCGCGTCGGTCGCCTCGGTGAAGGCTTCGGTCTGGGCAGCGAGCGGGGGCTGCTCGACTTCGTTTTCGTCCCCGTCGACCAGCAGTTCGTCTTCCTCGCGCGCCTCGGTGCCAACGATGTCCTGCTCGGCCTCGCCGTTCGCCAGCGTAACAAGGTCGCGGGGCAGGAAGAGCTTGCGGTGCTTGAGGCCCTCGGACAGCGCGAGGAGCAGATGATCGCGCTTCGCGTCTTCCTCGCCTTCAAGGGACACGATGAAGTTCAGCACCTTGCGCGGGAAGTGCGCCTGTTCCTTGATGTCGTCGTAGGGCTGGGACAGATCGCCCTTGAGCGTGTCCATCTTCGCCAGCTTCGGCTTGATCTGCTTGTCGTAGATCTCGAACGCCTTTCCGGCGTCAGGGCGCTGGTATTCGCCTGCTTCTTCTTCCTTGGCCACGGCGGCCTCCTTTTTGCTGGACGCATCCGCCGGTGCGTCGGGGTTATAGAGGAGCTGAAACGCAGCCTCAGGCGGGGGATTCTTGCGGTCGTCGGCGGCAATGAGCCGGGCCGTCGGCCGGTCGTAGCCGGAGCGATCCGCAGCCTCATCGACGCTCAGGCCGTCGCGGATGGCGCGGCGCAGAAGGCGCATCTGCTGCGATCCATGGCCTGATACGAATGTGCTGATCACTGCCGTCTCCTCGAATGGTGGGGGCGGGAGAGGATTCCGACGCGGCGGTTGAATGGGTGGCATTTTCACCCCCGCTTCGATCGCGCCCGATGGGTGTCGTACCTTCCCCATCCTCTCTCTTTCGCGTCCGCCCCGGCCGCGTCGAACTCACTTGCCTCGTTGCGCCGGGATCGAGGCGACGCCGCGCCGAGCGTTGTCGGCATCCACGATCGCCTGCATCTGCGGGATGATCGGGCGGAACAGGTTGGCCAGCGCGGCTTCGTCGAGATGGCAGCGGCGACCGTCGGCGATCCGGCGCAGGTATTCGGCGACCGCTCCCGACATGCCCGTGATCAGGTCCATGTCGCTGATCTCCCCGGTCACCTTGGGCGTGGCGATCAGGCCGTAGAGGCTGAGCACTTCGTTCAGCGCGGTCGGATCGGCGGCGAGGCTGTTGAAGACGTTCTCCGCAGCGGGGAGGGAGGGGCCAGCAATGCCGCGACGGATCGTGACGTCCTCGATATCGGCCGCATCTGCGAAGGCGCCTGCGCCCATCGTGTTACGAACCCGGCTCCAACCGGCGGAAAGCGAGGTGGACAGATCTGTCTTGGATCGTGCTGCAACGCGGCAGACTTGGTGGTCAGGCATGGGCTATCTCGGCTGCATGGAAAGAGCGAACAGGAGGTGTGACGGTCCAGCCGCGGCGAGCGATCTCGTCGAGCAGGTCGTCGGTGGCGATGCTGCGCAGGTTGGCGCGCTGCGGGATGATCTCGATCGCGCGGGCCCGGTGCGGGATGCGGCGGATAGCGCCGCGCTCCACAAGGGCGCTGAGCAGGCGATGGACGCCCGACTTCGAGGTCATGCCCAAGGCGATCATCATCTGCGTGAAGGTCGGGGCGACGCCGCCGCTCCTGGCCATGAAATGCTCGAGGTAGTCGAGCAGGCGCTGCTGGTGTTCGGTGAGGCCGATCATCGCGACATGCCTCCACCGAGGCGGCTTGACGCCGCCCCGGCTTCGGTCATCGTGCCGTCGTCACAACCAGCACGAGGGGAAGCATGGACGATCCGGAGAAACACCCGTTGGTCGAAGCCTTCTTTGTCGGAGCGCATCTCATCGAGGGGGTTACGTACTTTGTCCTCGACCTCGCTAAGCAAGGAAGGCTTTCTCCTGAGGAGGTTAACGCGCTGTCGCATACGCTCACCGCACCTCACGGCAGAGCGTACAGCCCTGCGATTGAAGAGCTGCGCGAACGGTTCGAAACCGCGATTGTCGAATTGCTTGGCAACGCTCACGCAGTTGCGACTGTGGCGCGCCGAGGTCCGTCAGGATCGCCATCGTCCGACGGTGCATAGCCAACAGGATTTTGGCGGCCTCGCGGTCGCAAGCGTCAGAGACGGGATTGGACATCGCGGACACTCAGAAGGTGTCCTTGAAGGCTGGAGGAGCGAGCGCTTCGGCGAACCCGTTGAACTGATCTATGACGTTGCCCAGCCGGGCGACGCCAGCGAAATACGCAGCCGTGGGACCGTCTCGCTCGTGACCTTCGCGCAGTTCGGCGATGATCTGCGTGATGGCGACCTGCAGTTCGGTGAGGATATCGGGGGTAGCCGGGGCTGGGCGTTCCATGGTCACGCCGCCTCCTGCGAGGAGGGGGTGGGGCGTCCGAGCGGAAAAACCACATCGTCAGCCGTGATATCGACGCCTGCGGTCTCCGCTTTTTCAAGGACCAGCGGTTGCTTCTGAGCTGGGATCCTGCCGGAATTCTTCCAACTCTGGACGGTGGATGGCGGCTCGCCAAGCAGGTCGGCCATCCGTCTGATGCCGCCCAGGCGGTCGAAGAGTGTCGCGGTGGGTTCCATGGGCAGAGGGTGTACGACAACATCGCACAGTCTGCAATGCCAAATGGAGCGACATTTTCGCACGGACGCAGCGTGAGAAATCCGCGACAATATGGCGTGGACACTTTGAATGAGAAATTGAAGGCCCTTCGCAAGCGTGGAGGACTGTCCGTGCGCAAGATGGCTGCGGCGCTGGATATGGCTGCGTCAACTTATGCGGCGTACGAAGATCCTGCAAAGTTCAAGAAGCCCATTATCCCGCTGGACTTTGCCAAGAAGATTGCTTCGGTCCTTGAGCCTCTCGGAGTGTCCAAGAACGAAGTGATGGCGCTTGCCGGTTTGACCGGGGAATTTGAAGCGACGGCTGGCATCAAGCCGGCAAATCCGGAGGCGGACGACTGGCTGACAGTGACAGGCTCTGTGGCGGCGGGCGTCTGGAAAGAAACGACAGATTGGCCTGCGTCTGAGCAATACAGCGTGCGGTTTGGGCCGTCATCCCATCCTCGTAGGAAACGCTTTGCCGTAAGGATGGAAGGGCTCTCGATGAACCGAACTATCCAGCCAGGGGCGGACCTCGAGTGCCTGTGGGTCAAGTTTTCGCCGATATTGCCGATGCCTGGGGATCTGGTCATAGTCGAGCGGAAGAACCATGATCTTGTAGAGTTAACCTGCAAGAGGCTCGCAATGGACGGCGAGGATTATGTACTACTTTGCGAGTCATACGAGCCAGAGTTCCAAGATCCGATCCCTATTGGTCGTCCGGATCAGGACGCTAATACTGACGATGAGGTTCGTGTGGTTGGCATCGTGCTTTCTGCGAAACTTGATCTTGCGCCAAAAGGCCTAAGTCAACGCAAGTACAGGAGATAGCTGCATGTTACCCCTCGGGGCCGCAGTTTTGTTGGGGGCTAGCACATTTGCTACCGGATACGGCGAATGGACGCCCAAGGCGGGTGGAATGGCGGCTTTAACTCGACATGAGGAGCGCTACGTCGAGCGATCTATGTCAGAATTTAAGGCGTGCGCTGACCAAGCATGTCGGGATAGTGTTGCCCTCGCGATTGCGGGCGTGATCAACTCGCGGCGGAAGCTCAACGCCGAACACATTGGTCCCGTGCTGTTCGACGCACTGCGAGCGCCGTGCGAGGCGCTGGGTGGGCATGCGGTTCAACAGCTTGAATGCTTTGACGGTCTGCGCGGCCTTACGTTTGAGGCGGCAATGGCGAAGGCCGGGTTTAAGCGCGAAGGTCTGACGATGATCGGCTATTACTCGCTTCGCACCGGTATGCGGGAGAAGGAGATAACCTTCATTCTTGGCGTTGAACCGGTCAGCATTTCGCGGAGTTCCTACGGCGGATATGGTGCCGAGATCCTTCGATATTCCGTTGGTCGCCGCCAAATTCTAGTAACCCTGACTGACGATGAGATGTCTGCGAAAGCCCAATCCGGGGTCGGGTAAGCCGTACGAGACTGTGCGAAATTGTCGTTGACGTGTGCGATGAAGTCGTACACAACGTCTCCAACAGGCACCCGCCTGATCGGAGATGGCAATGCTTCACGCACCCCAGCCGGCGCCGACCGGCTCCCGTTTCACAGACGCCCACCCCGTAGACGGCCTCTCGCCATACCAGGGCTGGACGCTGTGCGAGATCTTCCCGCAGGAGAACAACGACCGCGTCCGTGAGCACATCGCTCGCGGGCCGGAGGTCGACGTCCATGTCCCGGTGACGCGGTTCCGCTCGGCCTTCACGCCGACGCAGGAGCGCTTCGACTTCCTCGTGCGCATCGGCTTTGCCGAGAAGCCGGGCCGTGAATGCTCGGGGCCGTGGGACGATCAGTGCATCGACCGCGCGATCGCGGCAGAGCGCCGGGCGGTGGCAGCGTGAGCGCGGGGGCTACCTTCCGCGCGTTCCCGAGCAGCGCGATCGACGACCAGTTCGGCGGCATGAGCCTGCGTGACTGGTTTGCGGGGCAGGCCTTGGCCGGGTTTACCTCTTGCGACGACGGTGACGGCGACGTCCTGATGGGCGCGGCGGATACCGCCAAAGCCGCTTACAACTACGCCGACGCCATGCTCGCCGAGCGCGAGAAGGGCGGTGCATCGTGAGCGCCGACCAGATCACCCGAGACATCGCTCGCAAATGCGGTGACGATGTCTCCGCAGCGATCCACCGCAATATGGCGCTGGTGGGTGGTGCAACCCCCATGGCGCAGGTTGCCTTCTCCGGCGCAGCATCGGCTTTCGGCGCAGCTGCAGGAAGTGTTCTCGCCGTCCACAGATTGACGGGGGGTGAGCCGGTCACGACCGATGAGGTTCTGGAACGCGTTTGGTCGATAATTCGACCACTCGCCGTGCGTTCGCTCGCAGATGCGGGCGTGTCGGGCCTGAAAGGCGGTGCAGCATGAAGCGCATCGCCCTCGGCGTTGGCCTCACCGCAATCGCGCTCTTCGCCTTCCATTACTGGTCGCTCTGGTTCCTCGACGGCAATCCGCGGTTCCGCGCGTTTGTGCTGAGCCCGTCGTTCGCGGGCATCGTCTTCGTCGGCATGCTGATGGCGGGCTTCGTGTGCGTTGCCGCCGTCTCGGCCCTCATCCTTTACCCCGCCGCCCCTGCGGGTCGCATGGACCCGGAGGATCACGTCTGATGGTCCCCGGGTCCAACACTCCCTCGTCGAGCGATTCCGTCGTTCTCCCGCTGCTCGTGCTCGGCGTCGTCCTGGCGATCGGCTTTTGCGCCGGAGTTCCGCTGTGAGCCGCGCCCACACCACCTATGCCGAGGCGCGCAGCTTCGCTCCCGCCGCGCGCGGGGTCGATGTCGAGACGCCGGTGGCGGGCTTCTACCGCTACCGGCTCGGGCAGGGCACCGTCAGGGGCGGTGTTCGCCTCTGGTACGGCCCGCCGTTAGATCCGGTGACCGGCGAGGAGCTGGACCGCTCCTGGCGCTGGCAGGCCGAGTTCGACGGCGAGCCGGTCGACTTTGATCGCGTCTGGCCCGCGTGCGCCAAGGACCCGCTGACCGAGGCGGATTACCGCGCGCTGATCAATCGCCGCGCCTGGGCGCGCGAGCACGCTCCCGACAGCGCCTACGCCCAGATCGGGCGGCGCCACGATCCTCTTTCGGCGTCCGCGCCGCTCCCCTTCTGACCACCCCGAAAGGACCCGCGCATGGGTATCAAGCAAGCCGTGAGAAAAGAGCCCGAGCTGTTGCTGGGCGAGAACCCCGCCGGCGCCCCGGCCGGGATCGGTCACAACAAGCCGCCGCTGGAAGAGCTGATCCCCGAGGAGTTTCGCGCCGAGCTGCTGCGCGAGCGTCCCGACTTCCTGGCCAAGCTGGACCAGTACGTTGGTGCGGCGGGCAGGGCGGTCGCGACGAACGATGACGAACTGGCCCGCTGCGGTGACCTCGTGAATGCTTATCGTGCGCTGCTCAAGCATATCGACGCCACGCACACCGCCGTGAAGGCCCCGCATCTGCTCGCCGGGCGCTTGGTCGACGCCGAGAAGAACGCTCTGAAGGCTGGCGTCGAAGAGGCGAAGGTGAAGGTCGAGCGCATCGGCAACGCCTACGTCGCCGACCGCGAGGCGAAGCGCCGCGCCGAAGAGGAACGGCTTGCTGCTGAACAGCGCGCCGCTGCTGCTCGCGCCGCCGCTGCCGAGCGCGACCGCTTGGAGGCTGAGCGCAAGGCCGCCGCCGCTGCTGCCGATGCCACGAGCGCCGAGGAACGCGCCGCCGCCGAGCGTGAGGCAGAAGTGGCGCGCCAACGGTCTGAGGAAGCCATGGCCGACGCCGCGCTTTCCGCCGCCGCGCCGGGCAAGGTCGAGCCGGTCCGCTCCGATGCTGGGGCCGCCGTGTCCGGCAAGGTCGAGTACCAGAGCCAGGTCGAGGACTACGCCAAGGCGTTCCGCGCAGTGAAGGACGACGAGCGCGTCAAGGAGGTCGTCGAGAAGGCCATCGCGCGCCTCGTCCGCGCGGGCAAGCGCGAGATCCCCGGCGTCCGCATCTGGCCGGTCGCCAAAGCCAGCTTCCGCTGAATTCACCCCCTCAGAAAGTCACCACTATGTATCTCGTATTCGACACCGAAACGACCGGGCTTCCGCTTTGGAACGACCCGAGCGACCACCCCGACCAGCCGTACATCGTCGACCTCGCCTGCAGCCTCTATGACGCAACCGGCGTCGAGGTTGAGCGCTACGACGTCCTCATCAACAACGACGTCGATATCCCGGCGGAGGTAACCGCGATCCACGGCATCACGCGCGAGATGTGCGATGCCGACGGCGTCGAACCCCGCGAGGCTCTGTCGAACTTCCTCGGCATGATCTCGAAGTCGATGGTCGTCGTCGGCCACAACGTTAGCTTCGACGTCCGGATGAAGCGCATCATGGCCGCGCGCGTCATGGGCGAGAAGTGGGACTGCCCGCGCCCGACGTTCTGCACGATGCGCAAGACGACCACGATGGTGAAGGTGCTCAAGAAGAGCCCGCGCTTCGACACCGATTGGAAGTGGCCGACGTTGGGCGAGGCGACCCAGCACTTCTTCAACGAGCCGCACGTCGACGCGCACCGCGCGCGTCCGGACTGCGACGCCTCGGCCCGCATCTTCTTCCACCTCCGTGAACAAGGACTTGCCTGATGTCAGTCAGCACCGCCCGCTCGCGCGCAGTCGCGAACGAAACCAGACAGATCGATGCCAGCCAGCAGCGCGCCATTGCAGCACGCGAAGCCCAGGTCGCGGCGCCGCGTCCCCGTAACGCCCTTGAGGCAATGTCGTCGCGTCTCGAGGTCAGCCCTGGCGCCCTCAAGGAAACCTTGATGCGCACGGTCTTCTCGACTTGCCGCAACGATTCTGAGTTCATCGCGCTCGTCATCGTCTCGAATACCTATGGCCTGAACCCGCTCCTCAAGGAGATTTACGCGTTTCCGGCCAAGGGCGGCGGCGTCGTGCCGATGGTTTCGGTAGATGGCTGGATCAAGCTGATGCATTCGCACCCAGCTTACGACAGCATCGAATTCGAGGACATCGCCGACGACAAGGGCGTGATCTACGCCATCGAGGCGACGATCTATCGCACCGACAAGTCGCGGCCGACCAAGATCATCGAATATCTCGACGAGTGCCGCCGCAATACCGACCCGTGGAAGCAGTCGCCCTCGCGCATGCTGCGTCACCGTGCGCTGATCCAGTGCGCCCGTGTCGCGTTCGGGTTCTCGGGGCTTTCGGCACCGGAGGAGAACGTCGTCGAGGGCGTAGGCCAGCCGATGGACGAGCCTAAGATCCTCCCTTCTGCGCAAACCATGGGCGAACAGCTCGGTGACGCTATCCCGACCTTCGACGATGAGCACGTCGACGAAGCGACCGGCGAACTGGCCCGGCGCGACAGCCGCGGCATGTCCGAGGTCGACGAGGAAACCGCTCGCCAGCTCGACGCAGGCAACGACGGCGCCTTCTCGCCCGAGAACCCCAACGCCCGCGAAGGTCGCGACGACAGCCAGATGGGCGAGCAGCACGTCGCCGAGGAAGATCCGATCTGGCTCGCCCAGGTGCGCGACATCGAGGCGAAGGTCCGCAACGCCGCGACCGTGAAGGCGATCGACGCCGTCGAGCGCGACTGGACCGGCCGCGTCATGAACGGCGTGTCGGACGAGGGCGTCGTGCGCGACGTCGAGAAGGCGATCGCCGCCAAGAAGCGCAAGCTGCAGCAGGAGGTAAAGTAATGCGTCGCATGGGACAAATCATGCTCTCCGCGCTCGGCATGGCAGCGGCAAGCGGAGCTGCCATCGTGATCGACGGATCGGCCGCATCGTCGCCGCTGCCTGCGCCGGCCCCGCGCCGTAGCGTCTACCGCAAGCCCAAGGGCGACTTCGATCCGCGCATCAACCGCTGGACCGGCAAGCCCCACGAGCACAAGCGCGAGATCGCGCGTCGCGCGCGCCAGCAGGGGAGGGCGTAACCATGGCCTCGAACGAACTGCGCCAGCGCGCCGTCGCGACGATCTACCACGAGCTGGCCCGCGACCCGGCGGGCGAGAAGGACCCGCTGGCACCCACCCTGGCATCGCTCGGCGCCGACAGCCTCGACGCCATCCAGATCTCGATGGCTCTCGAAGAGGAGTTCGGCATCGAGATCAGCGACGCCGAGGCCGAATCCTTCACCGATGTCGAGATGGGCAAGACCGTCGGCGACTGGTGGGCGCTGATCGAGCCGAAGCTGGGGAGCGCCGTGGCATGACGAACACCGCAGCCCACCCCGGCCCTTACGATCCGCTCGACAAGGCCAAGCCCGAAGAGCCGATATTCACCCTCGTCGGCCGCGACAAGCATGCGCCCGCCACTGTCCTGCATTGGGTCGGCATGGCGCGCGCGGAGGCGATGGCTCTCGACGACGACGAGCAGCGCCGCCATGGCTTGCAGAAGTGCACCGAGGCCGAGCTGATCGCGTGCGACATGATCTCGTTCCGCAAGGGCCATCCCGAGCAGAGCAGCGCCCCGGCCCGCAAGACCTACACCGAAGCTGCGGTTACCGACCCGGGCAAGCTGGACGAGGCACGGCGCAGGTTGGCGATCGCGTCGGCGGTCCAAACGCTGCGCGAGGCGGCCTACTTCGCCAAGTCGGCGCAGGAGCAGTTCGCAGCGCTGGGCATCGATCCGGAAATGCTGCAGGCCGGGCTCGACTGCATCAACTGTGTCGCGAATGCCTTCGAGCCGAAGCGGCCGAACTATGTGCCTCCGGTCGAAGCACCAGAGGTCGAATGGCTCGCGATGGAAGAAGCCCCGCAGGACGGGATGGCTTTCATCGGCGATTGCGCGGGCGTCGAGACAGCCGTGGTTTGGTGGCATAGCTGGCAGGGATGGCGCTCGCTCGACGAGAACGGCCAGCCTCACGTTCCGGTTACGCCCACTCGCTGGCGCCGCGCCGAAGAGGGGGAGGCGGTCGATGTCTGACGCCTCCCACGAGACGACCGACAGCGCGCTCGCCGACGCGCTCTGGTGGTTCCGGGGTTTCGCCGCGACCCGCCAGACCGGCGAGCACGACCAGACATTCGGCCTCGCCGAGAAGCTGAAGCGCGCGCGTAGCTGGCTCAACTCCTTGGCTTCCGGCGAGAAGCGATTGGTCGGCCTCCACGAGCGCGAGCTGGGCATCGTCCTCACAGAAGGCGAGTTCGAGATGGTCTACGACGCGCTGCGCTTCGGGGACCGGACGCCGAAGGAAGAGGTCGAGCAGATCGTGGGCAAGCTCCGGTACGCCTACGAGCGCTTCAGCACCGAGCGGTCGGCCATGAAGTACGACCCCGACATTCCTTTCTGATCGCCGGGAGCGCGCAGCCGAAAGGAGATCAAGTCCCCTCGCGCTCCCCACCCCAACCCGCAATCCCGCGGTGAATTCGGACGCGCCGAGGGCCGCGTGGGGAAGCCCTCTCACATTCAACCCTGAGGTGCGACGTGACTTCCGACGACTGGATCCCCGGACAGAAGAACCGAAACGGCGTCTACTGCCCCACCGAGACGCTGGTGCTTCAGCGCGACGTGAAGGGCTGGCGCGGGTGTCCGCGTGTCGAAATCGACCTTGTCGAATTGCCGGACGGCTGGCGGTCGTCGCTCAATTACTCGTTCTTCACGGGCAACCACATGGGCAGCGCGAGCCCGACGACCGACCACGATCCACTGCATCCGACCCGTCGCGACGCGATCGCCCAGCAGGTCGAGAAGCTGCGCGGCATCTGTGTTCGCCTGACTGACGACAGCATGCAGCGCGAGGGCCGCGAAATGCTCGCTTGGGCCGAAAGCCTCATCCCCAACCAGCTCGACCTATTCGGAGCAACAGCATGATCTCCCAACACCCTCGAACCCAGGAAGGAGGCCGCCATGTAACCGGCAGCGCGCTGCGCGCACCCGAAAGCCAATCCGAAGCGGGACGGCGTTATGCCGGAACAGCAGGGAGGGGAGAGATCTCCTCGCGTCGTCCCGCGAAAGGGAGGGCGAACTGATGTCCTCCAAGACCATCGATCCCTTCAAGCTGCTCGGCACGCCCGACACGTGGAAGCCCTTTGGTGCCAGCGAGTGCGACGTTCACTGCGATGCGGAGCGTCGCGCATGGGGCGACCACTTCATTCGGCGGCTGAACAAGGGGCAGAAGCGCGGTCGCGCGGATGCAGGCGCCGACATAATGAGCGGTGCTTCCTGCGCGTTCGCTGACCTCTACGTCGCCGCGAAGGGTGGGCCGGAAGCGGTCACCGAGGCGGACTTCGATCAGTGGATCGCGATCATGACCTACGCTTGGTATCAGGCGTTGGCCATCGACACGAACGGGTCGGTGTCGTGAGCGCGCCGCGTATCGTCCTCGACGTATGGGGCGGCGAATGTTCCATGGACCACGTCGCTCGCTTCCTGCCGACCGCGCAGGAATGCTGGGCTTCGGCCAAGCACGAACTGGAAGCTGGCTTCCTGATCAACCTTCGTCAGGAGGTCGAGTGGGGAAGCCTTACGCCATTTGATGACCGGATCGGGCTCGAACCAGTAGCGGGAGAGCTGCAATGAGCTTGGCCCGCGTCATCCACGGCGACTGCATCGAGGCCATGCGCCATCTCGCGCGCGACGGCGTCCTCGTCGATTCGGTCTGCACCGATCCGCCCTATCACCTCGCCAGCATCGTTGCGCGCTTCGGCGGTTCTGATGCGGCTCCGGCCCAAGTTGGTGCAACGGGCGCCTATGCCCGTGCGTCCGCTGGCTTCATGGGCGAGGAATGGGACGGCGGCGACATCGCGTTCCAAGTCGAGACCTGGCGCCGCGTATACGACGTGATGAAGCCTGGTGCCCACCTCGTCGCCTTCGCGGCCACCAAGGGCTACCACCGCATGGCCTGCGCTATCGAGGATGCGGGCTTCGAGATCCGCGACATGCTGGGCTGGCTCTACGCCACCGGCTTCCCGAAGTCGCACAAGGTCCCGACCGACGACGGCGTCATGGGCACCGCGCTCAAGCCCGCCATCGAGCCCATCGTTTTCGCGCAGAAGCCGATCAGCGAGAGCAGCATCGCCGCTAACGTCGCGCGCTGGGGCGTCGGTGCCATCAACATTGACCTGTGCCGCATCGCCATTGAGGCGGGCGAAGATTTCGACGGCGGCGGGCAGAACCGCAACGGCGTGAACGTCGGAACGCATCAGGCGGGCTGGCGTCGGCCATGGATGAGCGATCCGGAGGCGATCGCCGCGCACCGTGACCGGTTGCAGGCTGGTGTAGAGAAGGCGCGCAAGCTCGGGCGTTTCCCGGCCAACGTGCTCCACGACGGCAGTGCTGAGGTGCTGGAATACTTCGCGGGCTTCGGCGATCGCGGAGCGGTCGCGCCGGTGGGCGAGCGGGGTACCGACAAGTGCCGCAATGTCTACGGGGCGTTCAAGGGCAACGGCGACAACGGCGCCACCTTCCAGAACGACAGCGGCACCGCCGCGCGCTTCTACTTCTCGTCCAAGGCGACGCAGGGCGAGCGCATCTTCGAATGCCGGATCTGCGGCGCGCACACGCTCGGCAAGACGGCGTGCGGCCATGAGGAGGAGGTGCTGGCCAACGATCAGCCCGCGATTCGCACCCACCCGACGGTGAAGCCGCTTTCGCTGGTGCGCTGGCTGGTCGAGCTGATCACTCCGCCCGGCGGGCTCGTCCTCGATCCGTTCGCGGGTACCGGGACCACCGCCGCCGCCGCGCGCGACGCGGGGATGCCGTCGCTGTCGATCGAATTCAAGGAGGCCCACGTCCGCGACATCGGTGTGCGGCTCGGCCTCGACGTTTCCGACATCATCACCGCCGAGGTCGCCGCGCTGCCGGTGAACCATGGCAAGCAAAGGGACATGTTCCTGTGAGAGCCACGCTACCCTTCAACATCAACACCCCCGCCCCGTTCTCGGTCGCGCAGCTCGCCGACCGCTGGGGCTGCAGCACCGCCCTGGTGCGCAAGCTCATAGACAGCGGCGCGCTGCAGTGTTTCCGATTGGGAACGCTGATCCGAATCAGCGTGGCCGAAGTGGAGAAGTACGAATGCAAGTCGATGGAGACGACACCTACACCGTCCAGCGCTTCCGGGGAGGGTACGCCCTCGTCTGGTGGGACGTTGCCGACGACGGAACCCGAAAGCGACGCCGCACCTCGCTCGAGGCGAGTGATCGCGCGAGCGCCGAGGCGGAAGCGCGACAGGTCTGGCAAAGCGGCGACGATTCACCGTGGACCGTGGGCCGGATCATGACCGGCTATCTCGCCACGATCGACGCGAAGCCGTCGTATGGTCGGCGCAAGGATGCGTGGAAGGCGATGAAGGCGTTCTGGGAGCGGGTTGATCCGGGCCTGATCGATGAGCAGATGGCGAAGGACTATCACGACCAGCGCCGCGCCGGCCCCTCAACCATCCGGTATGAGCTGATGCAGCTATCGACCGCGCTGGGCTGGGCGGTGAAGAATGGCCCCAAGCTGCCGGGTCGTATCCCGGTGTGGCTTCCGCAGGCCGCCGAATCGAAGCGCCGCCATCTGAACCATCAGGAATTCGACAAGTTCTTCGCGTCGGTGAAGGCCGAGCACGCCAAGCTCTATGTCATGCTCGGGCTCTACACGATGGCCCGGCCGACCGCGATCCTGCAGCTCACGTGGGACCGCGTCGACTTCATGCGCAGGCAGATCGACTTCACGCCGCCCGGTCACCTTCGCACCGCGAAGCGCCGTACCGTCGTTCCGATCGCTGACGATCTCCTGCCGTGGCTTCAGGATGCGTACTCGGCTCGGAGCTGCGAATCGGTCGTCGAGCGCGGCGGCGAACCCATCGCCTGCATCAAGAAGGCGTTCCAGGCGGCCACCGAAAGGAGCGGTGTCTATGCGACGCCGTACACGCTGCGTCACACCGGCGCTGTCTGGGCGGCCGAAGCGGGCGTCTCGATGCCGAAACTGGCGCAATTCATGGGCCATGACGACGACCGGACAACGCAGAAGCACTATGCGCGGTTCAGCCCCGAGTTCCTGACCGAAGTAGCCAACGTCATCCGCAAGCGCGCCTAG